GAGGATTTCGCTGCGATTTTGTTCGCCTCGTCGATGGAGTCGTTCATCTCCTCCGTCAGCTCGTCGACCTCGTTGCCCTCTCCAAAAAGCCCCTTGAAAAGCCCCTCAATGAGCCCGCCTGCAAGGTTAACGCCCAGATTGACCATGCCCCCGAGAATGTCCGGTGCGTTTGCGACGATGTCGCTGATGGCCGTTCCGACGAATTCACCGATGGCCGTGCCGAGTTCCTGGGCCTTGGACGCGTCCGCTTTGGCGTCCTTGAACAGCTGGACAAGTCCATCGATAAGCCATCCGGCGAGGTCCGTGGCGCCCTGTACACCCGCCGTGACGATGGTGATACCTTTGCCTGCCAGATCGCTGATGGCTTCGCTCGGAAGGCTGGTGATGGCCGCCGAGACAGCGCTGATAAGCTCCGGTGTATTCTTCAGCGTGGTACTGATGGCCGGCGCTAAATTGTTCACCACATAGGTTCTGAACGTTTCTTCGAAATTCTTTGCGGCCTGCTCCAGCTTGCCCTGATCCTGCTCGCCGCCGATGCTCGTGAGAAAATCCGACCACGCCGCTTCCAGGGAAGCCTTGCTGCCGCTGATGGTCTCTGCCGCTTCCTTGGCTGTGGTGCCCGTGATGCCCATCTCGGTCTGGATGACGTGGATCGCCTGCACCAGCTGATCGAAGGTGATGCCATCCAGATCTTTGATCTCATGGTCAAGGATTTTGGAATCGTTGACCAGCCGCACCATTTCGGATGCCGTTCCGCCATATCCGAGCTTCAGGTTGTCCAGCATCGTGTAGTTCTGCTTGGCGAATCCCTGATAGGCGTTTTGGATGGACCCGATGTCGGTGCCCATCTTGTTGGCGTTGTCCGCCATGTCCGTCACGGCCATGTTGGCCATCTCGGCGGCGGCGTCCGTGTCACCCTTGAGCCCCTGCAGCAGCGAGGCGCTGAAGCTGGTGACGGTTTCCATGTAGTCGTTGGCGGAAAGGCCGGTGGTCTTGAAGCTCTGCTTTGCGTAACCGGCCACCTTGTTGGCGCTTCCCTTGAACAGGGTTTCGACGCCGCCGATCAGCTGCTGGTAGTCCGCGTATCCGTCGATGGCGCCGCCGATGACCTGACTGATGCTCTGCACGCCTTTTTTGATCATGTCGGCGGCAAGGTTGCCAACCGCCACCGTCATGGCGGACATCTTTTGGCTCAGCCCTTCGCCCAGCTTCTCGGCATTATTAATCCCCTTGACGTAGGAGCTGTCATCCAGGACGATTTTTGCCGCCAGCGTCATCAGATCCATCGATTATTTCCTCCAGTCTGCCCAGTATATAGTGTTTGACCTCTTCGGCTGTTCTGGGCTGCGGCCTGCGATGCTTTTTGTGGAACGGGTTCGCGTAGATGGCTTCCACTTTGGGCTCGAAGCGTTCCGTCTGATCCGTGTCGATATGTCCGCCGCTTGCGATGGCGTAGAGCAGGTCTGCGGCATATCGCTCAAATTTGGCCCGCTGGCCGCAGGTGTCGTGCTCGATGATCGCAGCCAGCGATCGGATACTCAGCGGTCGGTAGGCGTAGACGGCCCAGGTGACTTCTGCCCATCCGAACTCTGAGACGAGGCGAAAAAACCCATAACATCCGTGATGATGGCGTCCCGCAGGGCGCTTGCATAGGACGTATCGCCCATTTCCTGGATCTGCTCGACCGTCTCTCCCCGGTGAAGCGCAACCACCTTGTCCGCCAGCTCGCGGTTCCCCTTGAGCAAAAGCCCGGCCACCTGCACCGTCACGGCGTTAAACTGGATCGTGTTCATGCCGCTCTTGTATTTGCCCATAATCTCGTCCATGCCGTCGATCTCAAAAATGCCGCCGACGATCTCGAGTTTTTCCGCCAGTTCGTTTCTGTCCTTCGCCATCGTTTCCTCCTTATGTAAAAAAGGGCGGGGAGGGTCCCCGTCCCCTGTCGGGCTGCCGCCGGGTTGTTATGCCGCTTTGTCGAAGAAAATCACTTCGTACGGCGGTTCGTCGTAGTCGTCCACTTCGTCCTGGACTCCGTGGAACTCGACGGCCGTCGTGCCCTCTCCCTTGTCCGTGAAGGTGAAGGCAAAGTCCGCTGTGTTGAGCGCGTTGTACAGGCAGATGAGCACCAGCCTGCCGTCCGCGAGATCGCCCACCCAGCAAAGATTCGTGAGATAATCGCTGTCCTGGAGCGCGGTGTGCCCCGTGATGGTGGTTTTTTTCCCGCTCGTGGTGGCGGTAGCACCCAGCGCCAGAGCGAAGTTCTCCGGCGTGGTCTCGACCAGCGTGGTGCTGAGATACGGGTCCTGACTGTCGACGAAAGTGCCGCCCTTAAACCGGTAGCGCTTACCGTCGATCTCCGGTTCGCGCATCTCGCGGGAAACGTTGAACGTGCCGCCGCCCCGGGTTGCGCCGAGCAGCGTGGTGCCCGCCGTGATGGCCGATGCGATCGCCGTGGCCAGCGCCGAAGCGTCAGCGATGGAATCGTAGGTAAAGTTTTTAAGGAAGATCCCGGCGTTAAGCTGCAGCTTGTCGAAGGTCGCGCTGCGCAGCGCCGTAGTAAGTCCGGGTGCTCCCATTTGTCATTTCTCCTTTCCCTCGGTCATGCGCCTGCTTGTATGTACGCGTTGACCGATAAGTTGATGTATGCGGATCGATGGTCCCCGTCCACCATGATCTGGATCAGGGGAGTTTCCGGCCAGATGACCAGGTATCCGTCCTCGAGGGGAAGCCGGAGCCCCTCCCCGACGGCCGCAGTGATCTGATCCGCCACCTGTATGATCGTCGTGTTGGATCGGCTCCGATCCCACACCCGCGCATACATCGTGGCTTTCTGGTTCCATTCTGGGACGCTCATGGAGTAGGTGATGTAAGGCAGGGCCACGTCTTCCGGCACGGTGTTTTCGGCGTACGCCGGGAGCCCGAAGCCGGAAAAAAAATTTTTAAGCGCCGCCGCTGCCTGATACATTCGTTTCCTCCCCCTGCGCCGTAGGCAGTTCCGCCTTTTCCACCGCGATCAGCCGTCGGTTGATCCGGCTGGAGTTCGGCGTCATCCTGTCCGTTCCCGGGTTGATAACCCGATAAATCTGGCCGTTGTCTTCCCTGCGGAAATACTCGTGATAGTCCAGTGTCAGCGTCTTGTCCACATAAATGTTGTAGACCCGGCTCACGCCCTGCTGCTCCGCGACCGTCACTTCCGGAGCGTTTTGAAATTCCCATGCGGCGTCAAAGCGTACGCCGTCGGTCCATGTTTGCTCATACCCGCCGACCGGGTCGTCAACCCATGTCTTCGTCAGCAGCACGCATCCGACCGTGTATGCATCCAGCAAGCTCATACGCAGGGTTTCCTCCATCGCTCCATCTGTTTTCCGTAAATATCGCGCCAGGTGAGCTGGCCCGATCCTCCGTTGTTTCCTCCGCCGGATTTCAGCGAATAGCTGTAGCCGTTGAAGCTCTCGCTCTGATACAGGCCGCTCAGCGCATCGCTGTTTTTGTCCACCCATGTTTTGATCTCTGCTGACAGCGCGATCAGGGCAGGAGGTACACCCAGCGCGCATATCGTCCCGGCGAACGTTTCGTCATGCAGCCCCGCCGCCTCTGAATCATCGTCATCCCGGATGCCGGCGGCGTGATACGTGTACACCCCGTCGTTCAGGTCGCTACCGATCACCCAGAACCGCTGGCCTTCCTTGAGTGAAAGATCGGGGGAAATCGCGTCGTTGCTGATGGTAAAGGTTCCCCGTTTGGGTTCCCTCCTGAAATAATTGTGAATGTATTCCAGAACCTCCTGCAGCATGCGTTTTCCCCCTTTCTTATTCTTTCTTCCTGTTTCCGGCCCTGGAAGGCCGCCTGCGGGCTTCTGTCTTCCGGGTGGGTTCTTGTCCCTCTCCGGTCCCGGAGGCTTGTTCCCGGGCTTCCTGCGCGTTCCCAGGCGCGTTCTCGTCCTTCCGGTCTTCCGTCGGCTCGGCTTTCTGCCTGTTCGCTTCGATCAGCGGATAACCCGCCCCGTTTCCGCTCCCCGTCAGCGCTTCCAACCGCTCCTCCGGGATCTCTCTGCCGTCGAAGGGGAATTCCTCCCCTTCGCGGTAGAGGTGCCCGTCCGTCAGATCACGCCATCTGGCGATGCTGATGTATTTCATCAGGCGCCGGGCGTGGCGGTCTTGGTGGCGATGTACAGGGCTTTCGGGTTGTAGATTGCGGGAACAAACAGACCTTCGGCCTTCGTCCACACGATCTTGGGATCATCCTCCGCGTACTGGGAAACGTACACGTAGGGAGAGTTCTCGCTGGCCGTCGCACCGCCGGCGCCCGCCATGAACTTCTCCGCGCGCACGGTGGGCGGATCGCCCCAGATGCCGTCGCCGATCTTCCCGGTGCCGGAGAAGAAGGTAATCCTGTCCTCCGGATAGAACCGGCGGCCGTTCACGACCGGGCGGCCGTCGCTGCCCTCGGTCAGCGGCAGGCTGTACTGCGCATCGTTGGTGAGAATCCGGGTGATGCCGAATTCTTCACTGAGGAAAGCCTTCAACGCGGCGTCCCGCAGCAGCTGCCCGTTCATGACATAGCCGTTCGCGGCCATCTGCAGGCTGGAATCCTTCCGCATGGCGCTGACCATGGCCCGGCTGGTATAGATGCCGTTGAGGATCACGCCGTTGTCCCGGGCTTCGCCGATCAGCTCTTCGATCTGCTCCAGCAGCGTCTTGCTCGCGCCCGCGCCGAAGTCCAGGGTCTTCTGGGTGTTCGCCTGCGGCACGCCGTAGTCGATGGTGATGTTCAGGTTGTTTTCGATGATGGTCATCTGGCCGGTCGCCAGCACCTCGTTCTTCGCAACCTTAGAGCGGGTGAAGACTTCTTCGCTGACGATGAAGCCGTCGTTCAGCACATACTTCTTCAGCGCCTCTTCCATGGTGACGCCGCGGTCGATGAGGGCCTGCAGGCGCTCCGTGGTGGGGATCTTGACCTTGATCAGGCCCTTTTCGATGTTCTTGGTATCGATGGGCCGGCGCATGGTCTTCCGGGTGACGGTGTCGAAGGCGTGGTACTGCGCCATGACGGGCAGGTTGTATTCGCTGCTCATGGTTTCCCAGTAGGCCAGCAGGTTGTCCGTCTTGATGTCGCCAAAGAGCTGATCGCTCGGCTCGTTCTCGCGGAACACATCGAAGCCGATCTGCAGCAGGTCCTTCTTGGGTACCATCCCGAAGACGTTCTCTTCAAACATTGGATATCACTCCTTTCTCTGCTCTCAGGCAGTCATCAGCCCGCCTTGGCGGTCACGGTAGCGCTGCCGGCAGCCTTCACGCGGCCATCCGCACCGACGCTGGCCACGGTGATCTTCTTTCCGGTCGCCGCGGTGATGTCGCTCTCGCCATCCCAGGGCGTCCAGGTATAATCCGGCACGCCGTTGTACCCGATCGCCGGGGCATCCGTCCCGACTTTATACACATAGCTCTCGCCAGTGCCGGGGGTGTATTCGCTGAGGGTCAGTGCCGTATCGCCGACATTGGTGCCAGCCGCGCTCTCCACGGTGATCTCCTCCAGCTCGCCGGGGCCGAAGTCCGGCCGGGTGACGGCGGGGGAGCTCTTGACCGTGATGCCAGTCAGGGCGGACGCAGCGGCAGACTGAAGCTGCGCGGGCAGCCGGTCGCCGTAGATGGTGCCTTCCACCACCACGGATCCGGGCATCGCGCCGCTGGTAACCTCCACATCCTCGTACAGGATGCCCTCGGCATTGGCGTCATTGGACGGGAAAACAGCACCCGCAGGTACAATCTTGCTGCCGTCTTCCAGGGTGATCACCTGGGCATGGTTCGCCGGAATCGTCCGGGTCTCCCGCAGGCAGTTGGCGTCCGCGAGAAAATGCCCCGCGGAAAAACCACGGCTATTAATGGTTTTCGTGAAGCTCATGGGTTTCTCTCCTTTCCTTTACTCGGTCTTCTGGGGAGCGCCGAACCGCGCCTCATGCAGCTGCTTCATGTAGTCCCGGACGCTGACGTCGTTCCCTTCCGCGCCCTTGCCCGGATGGTCCACGTTTTCTCCGCGCCTGCGCTCGGTCGCTTTGAAGCCGCCCCACTTTTCCCCGATTTCCTTCTTCAGGTCGTCGATCCCGTCCAGGGTGCCGTCGTCCTTCAGCTTCATCTTGCTGTAGTCCGTGGCGTTCAGGACGCTTTCGAGGGCCTTTTCGCTGATCTTTTCTTCGACCAGCAGTTTCTTGTATGCCGCCTTGACTTTGGCGGTTTCGGCGTCCCGGGTGATCTGGGCCTTGTAGTCGTCGTGAGCTTTCTTCTCCGCCTCATACTTGGCTTTCCAGTCATCCTTCTTCAGTTCGTCCAGTTCCTTCTGGAGTCCGGGCAGCTTGTCCGCCTCCGCTTTCCATTTGGTCGCGTTCCGCTTTTCACTGTCCAGGTCATCCTTCAGCGGGTCCACTACTGACCTGTGCAGCGAGATCAGCCGCGTGGCAATCTCGTCGGTGTGCGCTTCTCCCAAAATTTCGCGGATTTCGCTTCTTGTAAACGGCATACATTCCCCTCCCATTTCTTCGGGGCCAGTTCTTCGGCCCTACGGAGTATTTTGATCTCCGGGCGCATTTCTTCGGCCCGGTTTCGATCTTCGTCCTTCATTTTGACCGCTTGTCAAGCCGTCCGAAAGGAAAAAAATGACATTTTTTCGCGAAAGCATCCCCGTTTTTGTCAAATTTTCAAAAATGGGCACGAAAAAAACGCCGGGTTTCCCCGACGCTCCGCGTGTTTTTTCTGTTATGCGTTACCCATGATCGCCTTGATGATCGCTTTATACTCGTCCGCGTGCCCCTCCGCCGCCGGACGGAGAAACGGCCGCGCTTTCATTTTGTGGGTCCCGAGCTCCACGTACGGAGCATACTCCACATTGCTGCCCACGACCTCCGTGTTCTCGTCGTATCGTTGATGCGTGATCGAGTTCCGCAGGTTGCCGGTGTCCACCGGGCAGATCTTCTTGGCGTAGGTCTCCGCCTTTCCGCCGATGATCTCCAGCGCCTGCGCCCTGGCCTTTTCCTCCGCCGTCAGCACGCTGGCCGCGTGGCTGGTGAATGTGACACTCATTTCTTTTCCTCCCAGAACCGCTCTGCGGTCTCGTCCCATTCGTACATCGGGCAGGGCTCATTCTGGAAATACACCGCGTTGGGTTTCCAGTTGCCGCGCTTGCCGTCGAAAAACTTGCAGGTCGCGCGCATAATGCCTGTCTGCACGGTCTTTCCATCGATCTGCATGGTGTCCCGATCTCTGTATATGCAGTCCCTGCACGGCATTTTGCTCGGGTCTGCGTTCTGCGCGTGAATGTCTTGTCGGATCATGTTATCCACTCCTTTCCGGATGATATTTTACAATTCTATTATTGCTATGTCAACCCCAGGCTTATTTTTTGTGCCGCGTTTTTCCACCGTTGTAGGTGTCCTCGTCTCCGTACTGGAAATAATCAGGCTGCTCCACGACTTCCATTTCGATCTCGATCTTAGGATTCCCTTGCCAATCGTACCCGGTAATCCTCAGTCCGGTGCACACGTACGTGGTCCCGCGCTGCAGAATGATCTCGGCCTCCCCGCCGACAGAAGAATAGGTTTGCCCCTTTTTATAGATCCGATCCCGCTTTGTTCTTGATGCTCCGGTTCCCGTCGTATCCCCGTAGTGGCTCTGCGGTTCGGCATAGATACCCTTTGTTCCTTTCGGCGCATAGATGCGGTACTTAACATTCCCAGGGAATCCGGCGTCCCTGGCGATGGCCGTACTGGTGAAGGCGTGGTTCATTGCCTTTTTGCCGACGAGCGCCTGCTGCATCTGCTTTTCCGTGTAGCCGCCGCTGAAAAGCTTTGTTACGGATTTGAAATCCATACCGGCTCCGGCGAACCATCCCGCAAGCCCGTTTTCATCGCTGCCGCGTGTCAGCCACTGGCCTTCCTTCAGCTGCGCCTTTTCGATTGCGTTTGTCGCGTACACGATGCCCTTCTTGTATTCTGCGTGCCCGTCCCGCCGGGCGAACCGGCCCATCTCGCCGAGATCGGCAATATAACGGTTGCTGTAATCGTCCTCATGACCCCACACAGCCTTATCATAACCGATAAACCCACGGTCTCTGTCCCACGAATCATGGTGTCCGCTCAGCGACTTGTTCATCGGATGGCTGTTCCAGGTATACAGCCAGATACCGTACTTTTCCTCGTCCGTGAGGGTGTCCCACATCGCGTCCAACTCCGGCCGCAGTGTCTTGTCCGCTTTTTCTCTGCTTGCGAAGTCCCGGGCCGCCTTCTTGGTCTTCGCATCCCACGCATCCGGCGCAAACTGCCCTTTCTGGGCCGCCGTTTGGGCCACAGGCGCGGTCTTCGCTGCCGCCCCTCCACTTGTTCCACCGGATGGCTTGGCGGCTCCTGGGGCCGTTTTTGCGGCTTTTTTGGCTTTTGGCTGGGCGATGGTCGGCGCGGCTGCCGTCTGGGTGTAGCCCACCTGATCGTAGATGTCCTGCACGGCCTTGAGCGCTTCATTGCGCTTCTGCAGCATCTGGCCGTTCGCTTCAAACTCATTAAGCAGCTTCCGCTTCTTTTCCAGCTCCTTGACCTTTTCCGGAGTTGCCCAGCTTTGCCCGGCGGCGATGGCGTCGTTCAGCTTGTCGATCTCGGCGGTATAGTAGTCCCGTTTTGCAGCGATGGATGCCGCCTTGGCCGGGTAATCCGCCAGGGTCACATCGTCCTTCCAGATGTCCTTGTAGACCTTGTCTTCCTTGACCTTGTGCTTGATCAGGTTCTTCTGGGCTTCCGCCAGCGTCACCTTGGCCTGGTTCAGGTCGTTGAGCTTGCTGCTCTGCTTGGCGGCTTTCCACTCGCCGTAGTTCATGTTGGTCACCAGGCTGCTGCCTGACCGGTGATACACCTTGTGCTTTTTTCCGTCCTTGTCCTTGTAAGTGGTATAGTAGTCGTCATACTGGATGCGCTGATCCGCCACCGGATCGCTTTCGAATCCATCGTACTGATACACCATCGTGCACCGGCAGTTCCAGATGTCCCCCGGTTTTCCAGCAAGGTCTCCCGGGTACTGCATCTTGCTGCCCAGCGGCGTCTTGAATTCCTCGTCCACGTCCACCGTGACCCCGTCCATCTGCTGGTGGCTGTCGCGCGTCCGGCTGTCCAGGGTGGCAAGCCACTGCTTTTTCACCTTGACGCCCAGCCCCTTGGCCCGGTGCAGCGCATCCATGCGCCCCGCGTTCTGCGCCCCGGTCATGGCCGTCCTGGCGTAGCGGATCATGGCGTCCATGTTGCTGTAGCCGATATCCGTGGCGATGCGCTTCGCCAGCTTCGGAATGCTCGTCCCCTGCAATATGCCCTGTGCCACGGCCGCCGCGATCTTCTTCTGGTTCCATGCCTTGTCCTTTTTGCCGTTCACGATCTTCCTGGGCAAAAGCTCCGGCTTGTCCATGATCAGCCTGCGCACCGAGTCTTCGTCATACACCGCAAAGCTCAGATTCAGCTTGGCGTCCTTGGTGATCTGGTAGCTCTGGTAGTTGGCATTTTCCGCGAACACGCCGTAGGTTTCCCCGTTCACCATGGCCGCGGCTTTCTGGTTCGCGTCCAGCATCGTGTCGGTCATCTGGTCGATCTTGGCGTTCATCAGCTGGATGATCTTTTCCTTGCCATTGATCCACGCCTGCAGCTCGGCCTGCGTCATTTCCCCGGCTGCCACCTTGGCCTGCTTCTCCAGCAGCTGATCCCCGTACTTGGCCGTGAATTCTCCCATCTGCGCCGTCAGCTCGTCCACGGCCTGCTTGTAGATCTTCTTGAGCTCCTTGGCCAGCTTCTCCTCCGCCTGCGCCGCCGCATTGGCCCCTGCGTTGTTTGCCACCACCGGTGTCGGTGCCGGCGTGGGCGCAGAAGAAGCCGCTGGCGCGGCCGGTGCGAGGCCGAGGGCTTTCTTTGCCTCCTCAAGAGATGCCCCATCGGCTTTCAGCTGGCCAAGCTGCGCCAGTTTATCACCGAGGTCGGTGATTTCGCCGTTCTTTTTCTTTTTTACCAGTTCTTCGGATAGCGTATCGAAGTCTGAAAAGGTCATCGGCTGGGCTGTGGATGAAGCTGACTTTGCGCTCTTTGCGCTCTTATAATCCTCCTTTGATATGAATCCAAGCTGATATTGCGCTTCGATCAAATCCGCGCCTTTGCTGTACAGATCATTCAGAATCTCTTTAAGCTCTATGGCGTCATCATATTCGATATCGCCATTTGCGAACATATCATTAATTTCTTTCAGTAAAGCCTTTTTCTCATCGATCGTCATCGCCGGTTGTGCCGCGGCTTGCGCCGGAGCCGAAGAAGAGGCCGCCGGATTTTTCGCCGGCGCAGAAGAAGCCCCAGCCGGATTTTTGCTGGGGTCATTCTGCTTCTTCCATTGGATGTAGGCGTAGTTCGTCATCTCGCCCGCCTGCACCTTTTTGAACAGGATGGATTTCTGCTTCTTGTACTCTTCCGGCGTCATGCCCCCGGAAGCCGCCGCCGGCGCCGCCGGTTTCGGAGCCGGTTTCGGTGTTGTTTTGGGCTTGCTGCCATTTGTCAAGCCCAGCGCCTGGTTCGCGTCCTGAAGAGACGCCCCGGCGTTTGCGAGAACCTGCAGCTGGTCAACGAGGTCGTTATACTCATCCAGCGTGATCTCGCCATTTTTGTATTTCTGCTTGATGTTGTACTTGATTGCCGCTTTCTGCTTGGCGTTCATTCGGCGTCATCCTCTCCGGCGTCATCGTTTCCGCCGTCATCCTGCGGAGGCTCCGTTTCGAACCGATCCATGGTTTCGCCGTCCTTTCTGGCGAGGATTTCGTCCACCTCATCCACCATGATCCAGGACAGCTTTTCCAGAATCGTCCGATCGTCCAGATATTGCGCCGCGGAGAGCACCATCTCCGTCTGTTCCTTCTGGTTGCTGACCCGATTACGGGTGAAAACCGGCACATCGTCGATGCCCATCATGCCCAGGATCATCCGGATTCCCTTGATCAGCTGATACTCGAAGGCGTCCGCTTCTTCATCGATCGGCCAGTACGCCGCTTCGATGTGATCGTTCGTCGCTCCGGCTTCCACCGTGTGCACGTCAAACCCGCCGAAGTTCTCGTACATCTGGTTTTTGATCTGCTGCAGGGCTTCCTTCCGGGCCTGATAGGGGATTTCCTGCGTATATGGCGTGATGCTGCTGTTTTCCCCGTCAATGACTGCCATATGCTGCAGGATCAGCCGGTCGAGCAGTTCCCGCTTGTCCGGTTCCGTCATGCCCATGGCTCCGGAAACCAGCCAGTAAACCTGCGCGCAGTCCTTCAGATCATTGGCGAATCCGGAGATGATCATGTCGTAGGCGTCGATCAGCGGTTTCAGGTTGTCCAGGGCGCTGTCCCGGTTCTCCCCGGAATACAGCGGGAAGATCGGCAGCGTGGTCATGCTCCCTTCGCCGGTCACCTCTTCGCCGTATACATCGCTGACCTTGACCGTTTCAATGTACGGTTTCAGATCCTCCGCTTTCTCCAGGGCGCTCAGGCTGTATTTGTCCTGTGCCGTTTCGTACCGGGTGTATCCCTCCTCGGTGTAAAGCACCGCCGTAATCGGCCGCTTGCCCCAGTCCAGGCTCCAGAACCGCACCCCGCCCCGAAGCGCGCCGGTTTTCTCGTCGTACAGCGGCATAAACTCAGTTTTCTTGAACAGGGTGTATTCCCATTCATCCCGGTCATAGCCGATATGCACGTACAGATAGGCCGCGCCATTGCTCTGCGCCCAGTAGCCCCATTGGTAGACCGCCTGATCGAATTCATTCCCCAGCAGTTCCTTCGTCGTGTCCACCGTGACCGTCTTTCCGTCCCGGACGATCTTCTCCTTCCCGGCAAAGCTGACCCCGTTGCCCAGGGAATAGCTGCACCTGTCCGTGACCAGCCGATGGATGATCCGGTTCCGGATTTTGATATTGCTGGCCGTGAAGTCGTTTTCCGGAATTCCGGCCATATTGTAGATCACCCGCTGAAAGTTAATGATCTCGGTGTTCCGGCCCGCCATGTATTCCTGTTCCATCTGCGCCTGTTTGTATTCCTTGCTGTCTCGGTAGGAGATCAGCGCATTCTGAATCCATTTGGTTTTATCGGTCGCCTTTTCATAGTCCTGGTATGTAATCATTCATCTTCACCTTCCTTTTCTTCCGGTCCGTCCAGTTCGTCCTGTTCGTCCTGTTCCGGCGTGGGTATCATGACCTCCGCGTCCCACAGCATCGTTCGCCATAGCCTGCGTTCCAGATCCTCATGGTCCGGCATGCTCCGTCCTTTCTATCGCCCACTGAACGGCGATCTGTATTCCCCTCCGCTTCGCCGGTCGTATATTCTGCACACGCAGGCCGCCGAGTCCGGCGCGTCGTCGTGCTCCGCGTCCTCCGTGTAGTTCAGAATCTGATTCAGATACTCGCTGTCCGTCCCCTCCAGCCATTCGATTTTGTCCCACCATTTTCTCAGGAAGGTGGAAATCTTGACGTACTTGTTCTCATGCTCTGTGTACGGGCTGGCGCTCATCCCGGCACGCATGATCTCCCCGGCAAGGTATCCCTTGTCCGCGTTCCTCTCGCACCACACCGGCCCGCACATCAGTTCCTGGGCCTTCGCGATACAGAATCCCAGCACCGTGTCCACGTGCCCGTGCCAAATCCGGCCGTACATGAACAGCCGGTCCCCGATCCGCCTTCCGCAGGTGAACGCCGTGTAATCCTCCCCGCCGTAGGCCGCGTCAATGTGCGCGATCCCGTCCCGCAGAAGGTCCTTTGGCTCATGGCCTTTTCCCATGATTTCCTCTACCAGCTCCTTTGTGACGAACTTCGGAGCCGTCTTGAACAGCGCGTCCTCCGCGGCGATGTGCACCAGCTCATAGTTCGCGGCGAAAAGGGAAGGCGCCATGCTCCGGCGCAGCTCATCGATCTGCTCCGCGGTCAGCAGACCGGTCTTGTAGCAGTCCCACTTCTCCGGATCCGGCATCAGGGTGAAGGCGTCGTCCAGGTGCCAGGGCGTGCCCGTGTTGATGATCCGGCCGCCCGGGTTCCGGATGTTCACCAGTTCCTGATAGATCAGCTTTGTCCGTTCCCGCTCCGCTTTGCTCTTCCGGTCCTTCATGTTGACGATGTCGTCCGTGAAGATGTAGTCGAAGTGTTTACCGGTGATGCTGCCGCCGATGCCCATGCCCACCAGCTGGCTGGTTCCGCGCGTGTCCGTGGTCAGGTTGGTGCTGATCTCCATGGCGTTGTCCGTGGTCATTTTCAGTCCGACCCCGTAGATCTGGCTTACCAGATACGCCACCTTCGGCATCTGCATGATCTTGCGCACCTGGTTGATGATCTCTTTCACATCATCGTCCGTCTTCCTGGCAAAGAGAACACGCCGGTTGGGGTACACGATCAGCAGGATCGCCAGCACGATGCTCAGGCAGGTGGTCTTGTAGCTGCCCCGGTGCCCCTGCAGCGTCATGTCGCCCTCTCCGGTGAGCATTTTCCGCATCCACTTTCCGTGCAGCTCCCGCAGCTTAGTGAAGCCGACCATCTGTCCGAATCTCTCCGGATGCCGCACAAGAAAGCGCACCGCCTCAGTCCTGGTCATTCTGCTTCATGCTCCATTTCATCTTTGGGAACATCTCCCGGAAGCCGATCCGCACCAGCTCCCAGCCGATCCGCTGCCGCATGTGTTTGCATCTCGCGGCCGGTTTTCCGTTCTCGTCAATCCCGACCGTCCCAAGATACACCGTGCGCCCATCTTCCCAGGTCATTTCGACCCTTGCGCTCTTTACCAGCATTCCTGCCTTCCTGGTCACCTTCTCCCACCTCTGCTCCTTGTGAGTCGATTCAGCCTGCGCCAGAAGGGCTGCGAGTCCTTATTTGTCCACTGGCCGTAGGTTTCGTACCGCTCTCGGATCTGTTGCTCCCGGGCCGCTTTCCATTCGCCGTATTCCGCGCACGCCCCATGGCATTCAGCCGTTCTCCGGTCACACCCCTTGCACGGGCTTTTCCCCGCCATGCTCTCTCCTCCGTCAAAACTCCGCTTCCGTCAGCTGAGCCGCATCGATGATGTCCTTGCGGAACATAAACCCGGCAAAGCAGAAGCTCTTCTCTCCGTGATCATCGCCGGTCCTCATGTACTCCAGCAGTGCGTTCTCATCCCGGCCGATCTGGGCGGCGATCTCCTCCGGGGCACCCTGGTACTGCAGCTCCTTTTCCAGTACCCCCCCCTGTTATATATGGCTAACATCATGCTTTTGGTCATTTCCCGTCGCCTCCAGCACGATCTGGATTTCGATCGGTCCCTGATGGCACCGGATCACGTTCTCGCTCCATGCCACGCAATCCAGGATGGTCCCGGTCACGGTAATCTCCCGCCCGTCCTCAAACCTCGCTGTGCTTCTGTACGTCGTTTTCACGCGCCCCCTTTGGTTTTATCCGTCCTCTGCTCCGGAGCCCTGTCAGCGGCCCACACGCGGCCAAACATGGCCGCTCAGTCAAAGTCGATTTTCTTTCCGTCCTGCATGCGGTCCGCAAACTCTCGCATGACCACGATTGCGATGCTGCACGCATCGCATTCCGCGCCGGTCAGCATCGCGTCGCCCCGCAGTTCGTCCAACTTCTTGACGCCCCATTCCAGGGCCTCCCTGTTGAGTCCCATGTATGTCCGCTCCGTCTTCTTCCTGAAAATGCCCATATTCTTACTCCTTTCCTGCGTCCCGCACAATCGCTTCGACCTCATCGATCACGGCCGGATCAACCTCGGCCACCATAACTTTGTCCACCGGCTTAAACCCGGCGGTATCCCGCAGCAGCTCCCAGAATTTGGGGTTACCCTTGGCCACTTCCTTCACTGCCACCCGCACCATCATCTGGCCACCGGTGATCTTCTCGCCGTCCTTGCCGGTGCCGACCTCTTCCTCCATCCACAGCTGGCAGAGCCGCCGGAGATCCCCGTTCTCTTTGCGCCGAGCGGTCGCCAGCGCCTGCATTTCCTTCGCTCGCGATTCCCCCGCGACAAACGGTTTACCCTTCGGCACGGGCTGCCCATTGATGGGGGATACGAAGCGGCCCTTGTCATCCCTTGGCCCGGGCTTACGGGCTTTCGGCTCTGTCTTTTTAGCCATTATCCCGCCTCCCTTACTTCCCGCTGGAACCTGTCATAATCGCGCAGTTCCTTTTGCATCCTTCGCAGATGCTTCTGCAGATCCCTCCGATGGATCGGCCCGGCCCACTTTATAGCCAGTTCCGTCTGCCGGATCTTTTCTTCCAGTTCATCTCTTCTCATCGTGTACCCCTACCGCAAAAATGCCGCCATGCTGAACCGTTGCGGTCGAACATGGTATTTTTCGGCCAACTCCTTCGACTTTTTGTCAAAAGCCGCTTTGTATGGAGCGATCATTTCTTCCGCTTCCTTACGGGTAATCGCTCCCTTGTTGTACAAAATCCGCGCCTCAAAGGCTTTTTCTTTTTCTTCCATTTGTTTGCCCTCCTTGAATTTGTTCAATATTAAGGGCAGACCGGTTAGTCTTCAAGGCTTTCGTCTGTAAATTCCTCCATGTCCGGGATCTGTACATCTCCGAGCCGCTCGGTCGCTTTTGCCGGGTTTCCCTTGCAGAATATAAGGACATTCTGATGGACTTTGCCAACCTTCCGGCTCTTTTTGAACATGCCACCAGCTCTGATTGGAGTTGAGCCGTATGTTTGAAGATAAATGATTTCGTTGTAGTACCGTGCCCCAGCCGATTCCATCGCACGTATGGTCAGGCCACAAAGGTCTCGCATGAATCCCTGTTTGTCTCTGTAGTTGCCAACGACAATGGCAAGGAATCGGTCTTCCTTGACCATCGAAACAGATTTATGGATGATTTCGAAATATGTTTTATCAAAATCCTGAGGATTCATGTTCGAAATATCCCCAGGTTCATCGCTATATACCTCCAGATCTCCATAAGGCGGGCATGTAAGGAGAAAATCATATTCGCCTGGGGCCAGATCATTGATATACATGCTGTCCCCGCAAACCCAAGCGGGCTGCCCATCCTGACATACTTCTTCGGCATTCGCGATATTCGCGTCCACCTGTTCCTGGCGGATGTCCACTCCTACATAATCACGTTTAAGCTCGCACGCAACGATGCCGCGCACACTCCCTCCGGCAAAAGGATCTATAACCGCGTCTCCCTCTTTGGAGAACCAAAGATAGAGTAATTCACACAGCGCGGGGTCAAATGTGCTTGTGCCGGTGTTCGTTACTGAGCTTTTGTTCTTTGGCATAACTAAATATTTTTCCTCAAACTCTTTTGCGCTCAGTTTTCGCCCAAGCTGCGCCTCTATCTTGTTCTTCTGTTCATAATAATCCGGCACCCTACCAGAAAGGTTCTTAAATAGTGTCGCCATTTAGCCCCTCCCCAATTCGCTCTTTATGCCCCTGGCGATCCAAGCTCTTTTTCTCTCTCCCCATTCTCCGCTGTTCCCTCTGAGTACACTGAAAGGAGGTTGCAGGAACGCATTGATCAAATTCCCTTGATGGTTTTCCAGATCGCCTTGGAATTCTTCGTCAGGCAGTCCAAAGTCAAAATCAAACCCTTCAAAATCAAGCCCATCCAGATCATCCGTCAGCAGCTCAAAATCCCACGGGCTCTCATTGGTCTTGTTATCCGCGATGCGAAGCTCCCGGATATCCTCGTCGGTCAGATCTTCGGCCTTCTGGTCGATGATCTTCACCGGCATCTCGCATTTCAGCATCAGCGCGGCCAGTCGCCGCCCGTGGCCGATCACCAGCACGTTGTCCTGCGTCACCACCGCCTCCTGCTGCCAGCCAAATCGCCGGATGCTGTTGGCGATGTTTTTGACCTGCGCTTTGTCGTGCTGCTTCGCGTTCTTGGGGTATGGGATCAGCTCCTTCGGATCCATCCACGTCTCATAATGGCTGTGGTCAAACTCCCGTCCTTCTCTGCTCATGCCTGCACCGTCCATTTCTTATTCTGGTATGCCTTAATGGCGATTGTTTCCCGCGTCCAATCCTGACTCCGGTATGCAAACACCTTCTTCTTTCCTGACTGAACGATATGCCCCTCCAGCCAGGTCAGCTCTCCGTGCCTGTCCCGGCCCTCCAGATGCACCTCTGTTTCCGGTGGCAGTTTCTTGACATCTTCCGGGGTCAGTTCTCGCTTTTTTACCCAGTGCATTGCCATTCCTCCTGTTTCACGATCTTCAGGTCGCTCATTTTATTCAGCCCTTTCTCTCGTGTAGAATGTCTTTCCGCACCGTCCGCATTTCCGTCTGCGCCGGATGTATCCCGGCATGTTGATGGTCTGCATCACCTGCACATATCCGGATATTCCGCATCCAGGGCACCGGATTCCGGTGTTCGCGGTCGTTTCGCATATCGGGCATACGTGCCGCCCCTCCGGGATCACCGCCCCGCAACAGACGCATCGGTCCTCGCCATTCATCCCCACCTCACCGCCCTTCCACACTCGTGGCAATATTTGTCATTTGGATTGATCGCCGTCCGGCACGCTCCGCAAACGTTCCACCATGTTGTGCCACCGCCGGAATGTTCACGTTCCGGCCTCACCGGTTCCTGCTCTTTCAGAGGGCACCATTCAGGGCGAGGTAAGCCATACGGAGCAACTATTCGTTTGTCCTTGTCCGGCGGTTTAATCAGTTTACAATACATCGGAAACTCTGCGTGAAAGCACGGGCACGATCCACATTTTTCCGGCATCTCGATATCAATCAATATCATTCCTTTTCACATTCCTTCGGAACAATCCGCAGATGCTTCTTCACCAGTTCCATCCGTCTCTTTCTCGCTTCCTCCGGGAAGATTGCCGCCATGGCGTCATTCCATCCACAGGTATACTCGATACCCATCTGGAAGACTTTGTAATCCCGGAATGTTGGCGGGTCTCTGAATATCGGTGTCTGCTTCACTTCTTTTCACCGCCTTATACCCACTCATGTCCGCATCTCTGGCACACATGCTTCTTTTCCCCGTCCAGGAAGGTCTGCTCCGGTGCCAGGTATACTATCTCCATCGTTATTCCTCCCGTTTTTCGATCCGCAGTTCGTATCCCAGCGGTTTAAGCAGTTGGGAAAGCACGGACACTTTGCAGTTTCCCCGCCGGTGCGTGTTGCTGATCAGCTTGCCGAATTCGTCAAACCCGGCCTTGCGGCTCCATTCCGCCTGCGTCATACCCTGCTCTCTCGCAATCTGGTCCGCCTGGCAGATCAGCTGTCTCGCGTCCATTGTTTCACCTCACCTCCCCGCTGAAAAGGAAAAAAGTGTCAAATTTTTAAATCGTGCGCCGATCTCCTTGAACCTGTTTCCACGGTGTCTAAATGTCAATCATGCGGGCCACCGTTTGCGCAGGAGATCAGGCCTGGGCGGACAACCCCGCAAAAAGAACCCACACCCGCCGGCCTATAGCCAGCCCTGGCGCACGAAAGGAAGTCTTTTTATGCCAGGTCATCGATGCTGATCTGTCCGGGCAGCTGCTCCGTCCGCGTATCCCGCAGGCCATTCACCCGGCGGTATACCTCCCCGTAGAGGTGTTTGCTTCGGGCTTCCTCCGGCGCGATTGTAAACGCTCCGCAGGCCTCGTTTCCGCAGCGCCAGTCCGTCCCAGGGCCGCTGCTGGTGCCATACATCCGGCATTTGTACCACACACGCGTGCAGTCACCGTTGCAGTGCGCGTCCAGATGCGGGCATGTCCTGCAGCTGACCCCGCTTAAAACGCCATATTCCGCATGCATGGCATCGATTTTCTTAAGCACCCGGCATCACCCCTCCGTTGAGCCGCGTCATCATTTCCTCCACGGTCTCCATGGGCACGCTGTAGTCCCGCTGGCTGTACTGCTGCGCGGGCACCCGCGGTGGTGCGTGCCCCGTGGTCACCTCGTCTTCCCATCGTCGTCCGTTGAGCCATGTGGCCGGATACGGGATGAAGCGTCCCTCATCCCGCAGCCAGCTGTCGCTGTTCTTCGCCTTCGCCAGTCCCGCCATGATCCGGTTAATCAGCGCGGCGTCCGGCTTCAGCTTCCTCCACGCCCGGATGGCGTCCTGCTTGGCCTTCTTGTTGGGGTATTCGTCCCAGAACGCGCCGAAGGCGTCCATGTCCGGTCGCTCCCGCGCGCGCGAGAGAGACTCTTTATTATCTTTTTCTTTTTCCTTTTCTTCTTCTTCTTCTTTTTCTTCTTCGTTCGGCTTTGTTTCGGTTTGTTGCGTTTTGTTTTCGTTTGTTTTGTCATGTTCCCGTTTGCTTGCTCCCGCTTTCGCTCTTGCCTCGGATATGGCAAAGCCGCGATCAATTTGCCCGCACATAAAGCGGAAGGCTACCTTCTCTCCGCTTGTCTGCAGTTGATCCATCCAGTCCTCCATGCCAGAAGCATACATGATCACCGCGTCGATCAGGTGTCCCTTTTCCTCCGCAGTTAAATCCTGCGTGTTCTGCAGCCAGTCAAAGAAAATCGGTACATATTCCCGCGCCATTGTGCTTGCCCTCCGTCGTTAAAATGGCAGCTCGTCGGTTTCCACCTGCTGATAACCGGTCTGTGCGTCCATGGCCGGTGCAGGTGCCGGTGTTGCCGTCTGCCCCTGCTGGGCCATCCGCTGCGCCTCGGCCAGGCTGGTGAGGAATTCCACGTCCTGCGCCTGCACCTCCAGATTGGCGTAGGTTTTGCCGTCCTGGCCCGTGTAGGTGCTCACGCTGACCGGGCCCACCACCGCAACCTTGCGGCCCTTCTGGAGCCATTTGGCGCAGTTCTCGCCCAACTCACGCCATGCGCTCACCCGGAAATAGTCCGCCTGCTGCTGCCCGCTCTGGTCTCTCTGCCGCCTGTTCACGGCCACCGTGAAGCTGCATACGCTGATGCCGGTTTGCGTTGTGCGCAGCTCTGGATCACGGGTCAGGTTTCCAATAATTGTCAGCTTGTTCATTCTCTTTCCCTCCCTTGCAGTACATAGTTCATGTTCTTCGCTTCCTGCTCGATGATCATGTGAATCTCTTCCGGTGTCTCTTTCACAATGAAGGTTCCGGACGGTTCCTCTTGCGTGCAGACCATGGTGTAGTTTCCGTAGCCCCTCATCCACATAATCTTCTGTGCGTTGATCCAGATGTATTTATTAGGATTGCTGGTCAGCTTAATCATGATCGGCATCTTTCTGTCCCTCCTTTGCCGCGCGCTCGGCCTTGGCTTTTTCCATCTCCGTCACATCCATCGCCAGCGGCCTCGGCATCTTCAGCAAATCCTTGCCGCTGACCGCGCCCAGCATCCGCCGCAGAAAGGCCCACCGCTTGATGCAGTCGATTTCATTGGCGTAGTATTCCGTCCGTTTGAACAGGCGCCCATCGATCTCGAAGGAGATGCGAATGTTCCGCCTCTCCGGCAGAATCACGAAGGCGTCCCTGATCGCCTTCACCGGCACGATCTCCTTCTGCACATAGAATTCGCCAGTGTCCTTCTGCCCGAGAATCTTTCTGCCAAGATCGCCCTGGCCGAACCGCAGTTCAATAAATTTGTTCATGGCTGTTCCTCCTTTTGTCGGCATACAATGCCGCTGAATCCGTTGAAAGTCAATGGGTTTAAACCTCTTTGATCCAGATCCCGTGAACCTGGAGCATCAGCTTTTTCTTGATCTTGTATACATCCGTGCGGTAGCCCTTGGCATCCTCCACGATGCAGGTTTTGCTGTCCGTCCAGTACACGAAGTCGGCCACATACTCCACACCGCGGATGGTCCTTCCGGTCTCCGGGTTCCTCTGGCTTGGAATCAGCGGGAAGGAGACCTGTGTCTGCAGGCCCCATATCTTTCCCGCCCGCTCCAGCAGCCGAAGCTCCGCGTATCGCTGCGCCTCATGCTTGCTGTCAAAGTTCTTCCCGTCCAGGGTTGTTTTTACGTTGCCGTATTTCCCGCATACATTTCCGCTCTTTCTCCAAACATGGAGGCAACCTTTGCCAGCGCGTCCTGTTGCTCTTCGATCCATCTGATTCTTTCCTCCAGGCGTTTCTTCTCCGCCGCCAGGGCGTCATATTTCAGCTTCAGCTCGGCCGCGACGCCGGTCGGTTTCTCCGGCTCCGGCTCCGGCTTCGGTTCCGGCTTCGGTTCCGGCTTCGGTTCCGGCTTCGGTTCCGGCTTCGGCTGCGGCTCCGGCGTGATTTCCGCGTGCTCTTCCAGGAAATCGGCCAGGCTGATCTCATCCGTGTTCTCCATCGGTTCTTCCTCCTTCTCAGGCTCCGGCATGGCCTTTCTCTTCCTGCGCATATCCGACAGCTTGTAGTCTCCGGCAATATCCGGGTAGCGCTCCGCCCATCTCTTTACTCGCTGCCGGGCGATGGGATAACTGCACCCCTCTGTCTCCATCAGATACGCGATCGGATCCTCATGCGCGAGCACTGCCTTGGCCGTCTCCCGCGCGATCTCCCGACACTTGGCCGCGCCTTTTTTATTGCGCTGCTTCTCCGCCTCAGAAATCGTTTTTTTTGCCCCTTCCGGCGCTTCCGGTTTTACGGCTCCCACTTGTTCCTCTTGCCTCTCTGGCGCGGTCACAGGCGCCTCCGGCGTGCTAACCGGGGCAATCTTGGCGGGCCGCGGCCGCTGCATGATCCGCCGGCCTCCACCGTAGTCCGCCGCCAATCCGGGAAACTTGCGAATCAGCTTGGAGAGCAGTTCTCCCGCCGCGTCCTTCCCGAGCCCCTTGTGGATCATTAACCAGTTCCATGCGTTTCCGCTTTCGCACGCCGCCTGGAAGATTGCCCGGTCGTCCTCACTGCGGAGCCGAATCACCCGCTGGCCTGCCTGGCAGCTTTTCAATCCAGGGCATTTCTCGCAGGCTTCCGGCTGTCCGTTGCTTTTCGCGCACATCATGCTCCGGATCTCGTGCATGTCCATCTGCGCGACGGGCTTATCCTTTTTATCCGGATCGATCTGCACGCGCATCCAGGTCGTTCCGATTCCCTCTATCATGTGTTTGCCCTTCCTTCCTGTGGTATTTGCAGCCCTCGTGGCTGCTGTAGATCAAAATCCCGTACAGTTGGCAGTACACGCTGTCCCGGCTGTTTTTGCGCGCCTCCTCGCAGGTTCCGCAAATCATGCCAGCCCGTCCTCCTTGCGGATGCGGTCCAGCAGCTCCTCGCTCTGCAGCGGCTCCTTGATCTGGTAGTTCAGCTGGCGTTTCTTGCCCTTACGGAAGTCCTGCAGCGCCTGGATCATGATGTCCACCTGTTCCCGCACCACCCGCTGGTTGGTGGGCAGGTTACGGTATTTCTCAAACATGCGCCGGGCCACCAGGGCGCTGCTGGGCTCGTTTCCGTCCGTGCCGATGATGTTGCCGCTGTTGAAAATCTTGAAGAAGGTTTCCACCTCGAAGCTCTTCATGCCGTCCCGGAGCATCATGTACCCGGCCGTCACGCAGCTCACCCTCCGGCTCAGTCCCTTGCCACCGGCGTTGCATACCCGGTACGCCCGTTTCAGTTCGTCCACATGCCCGCTGATATAGTCCAGCACCTTGCCCCGGGTGGCCTTGCCAAGCCGCCCGACGATCGCCGTGGCCACCGCCGCTTCCGTGCTTGTGATCTCGTGTCCCTCCGCGTTGGCGATCTGGCGCACAGAGCGGGTCATGCCGCTGTCGTAGATGGTCACATCATCCGCCACTCCGGTGATGATGGTCATCTGCGCCGCCTTTTTCGCCAGCACGATCGCGGCCAGCCGGTGCTGTCCGTCCTTCAGCTTCCCGGTTTCGTCAAATACGATGGTCTCTCCGTTCAGCTGCCATTTCCCGGCTTTAATTTCCTCGGCGTACTGGCTCACCTTCGCCCGGCTCAGCTTGCGGTAGTTGTCCACGTTGCGCTTCAGATATGACGCCGCCTTCTCCGGCGTCACCAGTTCGGTCCTCATCTCCATTGCCATTGTGTTTGCCCTCCTTGTTTACATAAGTCTCACATATTGCAATATCTTTTCTGATAAACCATCCGGTTTATACACTCGTTTTGGCCTGCGTCTTCCTCCGCTTATTGCTTGCCTGCACTTTTAAGTCTGCCCATCTGCAATTTTCTGGGCAGTAATTCCCAAATGGATCTATCCGGTCGATCGTGCACTTTCCATAGTCAGCTGAAGGATCATACCCTGATGCAAACGCCCACCGGCTGAAGGCTCCGAAGTCATGAAGCCACTCGTCGCAGACCCTTACGCCTTTTGCCCCATAGTCTTTAAAGCTCCTGACGTTCCGGTTGTAACAGCGCATCTTCATGTCATGCCATACCATGTACAGCCGTGTTCCAGTCTGCCCGTGCCGCACCTTTGCCGCTGCGGAGTTTTTCTTTCCTACACATCCGCAGGAAACAACCCTCCCGGAAAGAAGATGATCAGTTCTGACCGTCGTTGTTCCTCCGCAGGAGCACTCGCAGATCCACATGGCCCTGGAGTGTTTTCTACCATGCAGATCTGTGTAAATCTGGTTCTCTGCACGGCCAACAATCGTCAGCTCTCCGAACTTCTGACCAGTTCTGTCTTCAGCGAATCGCCCACGCATTCAGCGCTTCCTCCTGTTCCTTGCTCGCCGGGATCGGAATCCCCATGTTTCTGGCGTCCTCCACCAGGTAATCGATCAGCCTGCTCATTTCCGCAGTGTCATAAGTACTGCTTCCGTAGTATGCAAAAACCAACTTGTACCCCGGCAGCTTGCTGTCATCAATAACCTCCGCAAACCATCCGGTTCCTTTCGCGGCCCAGCGTCTCTGGAAAGTTTCCACCGTTTCCGCCTTGATCGGCAGCGGTTCATACTCGCCGACCTCGCGAATGGCCTTCCGGTACACTTCCTCCTTTGGAAGGGGAGGCCGGAGCGCGTTCCCAATGTCCGAACACATGGCCCAGCACATCGCGTTCGCGTCCTTACTCCGCTTCTTCGTGGCTTTCCTGATCTCCACCGAAACCGGAAAATCTTTCAGCCTGTCATACTGATCCGCGAAGTTGGAGGCCACCGTGACGGTCACATTCTGAGTGCCGTCACGGTTGATGGTGTATCCCGTCAGCCGCCCTTCCATCAGCTTGCCTTCTTCCCGTCGTACCAGGCGTGCACCTCATCCATCAGCGTCCTCGCCTGCTCCATGTTCATCGTTGCGCTGGGCACATCCGGCACCTTCTCGGCTTTGATCAGCTCGCTGCGCGCCGCCATGAAATTGAAGCCGGGAATCTCTGCTTTCATTTCCGCGATTCTGCGGCTGATGAAGGCCCCGGGGGTCTCCCCATCCATGGGGTTCGGATTCTGCCTGGGCGGCTGCGGAATCATCGCGCTGGTGTTCACCGTGGCAGGCACCGTCACCGTGGCAGGCACCGTGTTCCTGGGCAGCACGTCGGTGTACACGTCCGCGTCCGGATCCTTCATTTCCTCGGTCGGGATGCAGAACAGCTGGAACATGGCGTATTTCATGGCCACGCTCATGGCCTTGTTGCTGCTCTTGTCCCCGCTGTCCATGCCCTCGCCGACCACCGTCATGCTGACGTTACTGCCGTCCGGCGCGTAGGCGGTGAATTTAATGGTCAGCAGCGTGTAGGTCAGCACGGAGCCGTTCTTGGTCACCCGCTCCTCGCGCTTCTGGTCGATCACCTCCGGGCAGAAGAAGATGCCAAGCTCCGCCATCACCGGGTTCAGCGCGTTGTACACCTGATCGATGCCCCGGTACATGAAGCCCTGCTGCGCGTTTCTCTTTTCCTTGCCGATGGCGCCGATCTTGCCGATCGCCTGCCCGATCAGCTGGTAAATCATACCCTTGTTTTCCATGTGTTTGCCCTCCTTAATCAAATCCCAGCCAGCTTCCGCATCCATCCGGGAAGCGGCCGCGCGTCCTTGAATGTGCGCATATCCTGCTTGTGTATCCTGTGTGTCTTCCTGCTTCTCTGCGCGTGTTTCCGTCTGCCCGCCATCGCTGTTTCCTCCTTTTACTTCACAGTCGCTTTGAATTCATCGCCCTGGGGCGTTACCGTGACGCCGGGTACGATCTCGCCCTCCGCTGTCACCATGCTCTTGCCGTCGCTGCTGATTTTCAGCAGCTTCTTGAGCTCTTTCCAGTTGGAGCTTTCCTTGGTCTTAACCAGTTCAGGCCAGTTCGCCTTGAGCCAGGGAACCAGCTTCGTGTCGTCCTGTTCGTACTTCGGTTCCCGGTGCGTCAGCACAAGAGTGCCGCTCGGCAGCTCGTAGGTGCTCCGGGTCTTGGTGTCGTGGGTGGGCACCATCCCGAAGTAAGCACGCAGGCTTCCTTCCGCCCAGGCCCGCGTCCTGTCCCGGATCGCCTTGGCCTTTTCCAGCTGGAAGGCGTACCATGCCGCCATGCGCTCATACTGCTCGTCCGCCTCCTTGATCCGCCGCAGCAGCATCTCCGCGCTGGCGTCGTCCAGCACCGCCACTTCCTGCAGCCCGTCCTCCTCAGCCTCGAGCTCGCTTTCGTCCATGTAGCTGATGGCTGCGTTCGCAGCGTCCTCATACGCTCTGGCTTCGCTCATCTGTTTTTCCTCCTTGCTTTTTCTCGATCATCGGCGTATAATGCCGGTGTAAGGTTATTGTGTTTGCCCACTTTCACCCGGTCCCGGATGCGCTTGCCCCGTGTCCGGGTTTTTTCGTGCTCATTTGCCAATCCAGGCGTTCCGCGCCTGTTCCGCCTTTTCCCGCATGCGCTTGCGCTTCCGGATTTCCATCCGGTCCCGCAGGCTCGCTCTGCGCCACCGGGCCTTGCCCGTCCCCGCGAAAAAATAGCCGTACTGGTTTCCCATCATCAGTCCCTCACTCCCCTCTGCCATAAGTCCGCCAGCTTCTGCAGGTCAATCTTGATGCCGGTCACCTGCTCCCAGAAGGATTCCGCCTTGTCCGCCATCGGGGTTTCCGCCAGCTCGTCTGCCGCCGTCTGCACCCAGTCCTGCACCTTGCTGAGGTGCCGGATCGCCACCCCCAGCGATTTGGCCGCCTCCATCAGCTGCGCCTCGCACGGGTCAGGCTCGTTCAGCCGCTCCCATTCCGCTGCAGCGTCCGCTTCCCACATCACGTCGATCTGCCATGCGCTCATCATTGTGTTTGCCCTCCTTTTATGCCAGTCGTTTTTCCATCCTGCGCCGCATCATCTCCGCCCGGATCAGCTCCGGCGGGTTGACCGTCCGGCTCTTCTCCCAGGCGTTCACCGCCTTTTCCGTCACCCGCAGCGGGTTTTCCTGATGCTCCATCCTGCGCATGTACCGGCTCGCCGTCTGCCTGCTGCACTGGTACCGCTCCATCATGTCCCGGGTGCTAAGAAGCCGCTCCATCCGTCTGCCCTCCTTCCAGAATCTCGTCCATGCTCGCGTCGAGCGCGGCCGCGATCTTTTTGAGGTTCCGGGCGGAAAGGGAAGTTTTTCCCGTTTCGCACCGGGCGATCACGGATCGGCAAACGTTCGCTTTCTGCGCAAGGCGCACCTGCGTCAGCCCCTTTGCCCGCCGTAGCGTCCGCAGCCTGTTTTCCATCTATTTCCCTCCTCTCTGCTGTTGCCTACTTGCTACAGATGGCATTGTAGCATACTTGCATCGGATTTTCAACCCTTTTTGTAGCTTTTTTGCTCTTTTATATTTGTTTCGTTTTTGCTACAATGCAGAAAAAAGAGAGGTGCTGCAATATGGCGTATGTGGATACCGGCGAAAGGATCAAGGAAATAAGAAAACAGCGCGGCTTTTCCCAGGATCAGCTCGCAGAGCTGGCCTCTCTGAACCGGGTCACCGTGGCAAAGTATGAATCCGGCAAGGTGGAGCCCGGCGCCCAGTCCCTGGGCCGCATCGCGGACGCACTGGAAGTCAGCGCGGACGATCTGCTGGGCCGCTCCGAGTCCAAGCTCGATCTGCACGAGGATGGGCTGATGCTTCTCCGGGAACAGCTGCGCGAAAGCGAAGCCAGGGAGCTTTTCAGCGCGATCAGAAAGGCGAATCCGGATCATCTCCGCGCCGTCACGGCCATGCTGAAGGCGCTTGAACCGAAGGAGGCTGATGAATGAAGCTGTACGAAGGCGAATATCACACCATGATGCTCAAGTTCCCGGGCGATATTCACGGCGTCGTGAAACTGACCCGTGACGGCACCAATTACCCGAATGTGTATATCAACGATCAGCTGTCCCCGCAGGCCCGCCGCCGCGCCTTCCTGCACGAAATGGGCCACCTGGAGAACGACGATTTCTATAACGGAAAGCCGATTGACGAGGTGGAAGGAGAAGCATGAAAAAGATTGTAATCACCGCGCTGGCCCTGCTGCTGGCCGTCTCTGTTTGTGCTGCCGCCCGCGCGGAGCAGATCAGCGCTACGGCCCTCTGGATCTATAATTCATATGCCGTTTATTATTCCGCGCCGCAAATCAGCGACGAGGATGCGGTCTTCATCACCGAAGATGGGAACCGTCTGTATGCCGATTTTGGCAGCTTCGGCGCCGGATTCCAGGTCTCCGATTCCGGCGCGATAGAAAACGGCTTTGTATACACCAATGATGCCAGCGCGGCATCCGATTTCCTGGGCGAATGCATGGCGATGATCAGCTTTCTTGGGCGGGTGGACATCTCCGCCTGCGGAATGCTGCTCAATCAGTTCATGGATGTTAAGTCCGGCCGTGACTCCATCCCGCATTACGTGGACACGGACGCGTTCCAGATCATCAGAAATGACGCGTACCAGTATTTTTTCCTGTATTTAAATAATGACGGCGCGACCAGCTGAAAAGGGGACAAGCCATGCCCAGGGCAAAAAAACAGCGCCTGAAGCGGCGCAGTGACGGTTATTTTGTCTGCAGGTATAAGGATCAGTGGTTTTATTCCCTGTCCGAGGCGGATTGTCTGGCCCAGCGGGATCTGTATAAGCAGCTGGAAAAAGAGCAGCTGTCCGCCGTCCCAACCGTGCAGAAATACAGCGAGAAGTGGCTGGATCGCGCCTATCCGTCCGTTGCCAAAACAACCAGGGCCGGTCTGGAGATACACCTGCGCAAGCTGACAGATGCCGTCGGGGATCGGCTGCTGACCGAAGTCCGGCCCTCCGATATTAAGGATGTCTATTCTTCCAGGTATCTGGGCCTGTCCGCGTCCTACATCAAAGGCGCGAAGCAGCTTTACTGCGCCCTGTTTGATGCTGCGGTTGCCGACGGGTATCTCCGCACAAATCCGGCCCGCGACAAAACCGCCCGGCCGCACCGGGGAACCGTGGGCGGCCATCGGCAGATCACTCCGGAAGAGCGCTGCTGGATCGAGACGCTCTGCACGGATCACCGCGCCCACGCCGCCGTCATGGCGATGTTGTACGCCGGCATCCGCCCGCAGGAAATGAAGGCGCTCAAAATCGAGCGGGATGTGGATCTAAAGCAAGAAACCATCACGGTCCGGGAAACCGCCCACGTCGAGGACAGCAATCACTACACGCGCACGAGGCAGGGGAAGACAGCCAACGCCAACCGCACGATTCCGCTGTTTCCTCCGCTGAAGGCGGTGCTCTCCGGCCGGAAAGGATACCTGATCACCAGCGCCTCAGGGAAGCCCGTCACGATCCAGGCGTGGAAGTCGGTCTGGGCCTCCTACGTTTTCGCCATGGAAACGGCCATCAACGGCTGCCAGAAGCGCTGGTACGGCCGCACGAAGGAACACCGGGCCATCATCGAATCAGGCGGTTCTCTGCCCCCCTGGCGCTCGTTTACGGTGGTCCCTTACGATCTGCGGCACAGCTTTGTGTGTATGCTACGCGACGCCGATCCCCCGGTGGAGCTGCACACCTGCGTCCGCTGGATGGGCCACAAAGACGCGAAGATGATAATGAAGATCTACGATGAGGCATCCGATGACAGATCGGAAAAAGAGGCCGAAAGACTCAAAAAAACGCTGTTTCGTAGTGAAAACGGTAGTGGAGAAAATTCTTCGCCGCATGCGCAGCTTGAAAAATAAAGCCGTCCGGAGAGCACCATCATTGGCCTGTTAACCGAAGGGTTGTAGGTTCGAGCCCTACCTGGGGAGCATAAGAAAAGCCCGTGATTTCAAATGATCACGGGCCATTTTGTTTGCATGGCGGAATGTCCAAAACATATCAAAACGATCATTCCCGTCCAACTTTGGTAGTATAAACGGTAGTAGATCACCCCACTATTTTCAGCTGACTGCTGTCGGACAGCGGAGCCAGAAAATAATGCGCATGCTGCACGACTTTGTCATACCTGTCAGCAGTTCCCATAAACGATTTCGCCACCTTCTGTTCCTCTACGGTCATATCCTTGTACTTCTTCTTTCCGAAGGACGGCGGGAGCCAGTTTTTGCCTTTGGCGGCGAAAATGTTGAACCGGGCCAGAAGGTTCATATCCTTGAATTCCAGATGGGCCGTGCCTTTTTTGTAGAACGTCAGGTAAAAATATTTGCTGTCAAGCTTTTTGGTTTCACCGGTTTTTTCAGCTTCCTGCAGCACATCCGTCAGGTTTTTCTCCGGTGTCCTGCCACCGTCAAGGTAATTAAAAACCTTTTCAATGTCCATCAGCTTTTCCCGGACGTTGTAGGCATGGAATTCAGGATCGATCCTGCCGCCCCAGTCTGTGTATCCTCTAAGCGGAAGGATGACTTTTTTGTTTACTGCGAATGCGTCATTGGTTCTCCAGCCGTCAAAATAGTGCCGGTTCTGGGCGTTTTCGTCCCAGTGGTATTTCCGCGTCAAGTCATCAAACAGGGCCATGATTGTGGCCTCCACTCCCTGCGTAATCTGGGCATTCATCTGGATCATGATCTCCTTGATATTGTAAAAGGAGAATTCGTAATCCTCCAGCTCTTTGACCCGATTATATAGCTGCGTCCTCAGGTTGGTGGTCAGCTGCTCAATAAACTGCGGGGATGCAAACAGGGTTGACCAGTATTTATGCCGACATTCCCTGATCCACCTGTTTGCATGCGCGGATTCTGTTCCAATCGTCAGCGACATAGATGAGCTCAGCACGGAGGAAACTGCCCTGTACTCCTGGATCAGCCGCAGGCCGCTTTCTACCTCGTAATTATATCGGTCGATGATCGCCTCAACAAAGTCCGACTTGCTCAGGGCCGCATATTCGCTTTCCTGCATGCTGACGTATTTGTGCGCCGGCCTGAGTTTTTCGAGGATCAGGCTATCCTCCAGATCGACCGCAGGGGCTTTGTATCGGATCATGGCTATTTCCACATCCGTCTTCCGTTCCGCTTTCAGGAATTCGCCCTGGTGGTAGGTGATCTCCGCATTGTTGTCCGTCAGGAATCGGAAAAGCTGATACCGCTCGTTATACGCCGAATGGTTCCGGATTGTTTCCGCATTGCACAGGGCAACCAACGTCCCGTTCGCATCCAGTAAGGAAATGGCTTTAAGGATATGCCGCGCCGCGTCCTCGAAGGGCGGGTTCATGATAATCAGGCTGTACCGCTTCATCGTCTGGTAGGTCAGAAAATCATCATGCACCACCCTGAATTTTTTCTCCTTCAGGATGGCCCGCAGATTCGGATCCACCTCAATGCAGTCAATGTCGGCTGCGCTGCAGGCGTGATCCCAGCTACGGCCATAGTAGATTTTCCACTTCTCATTGATGGCCTCAGCGAGGTTTCCCTTCCCTGCGCTCGGTTCAAGAATTGTTCTGACGTAATCCCATTTGATGCCCTCCAGCATTTTGGATGCCATGCTAGCCGGGGTAGGGTAAAACCCGGAAGCAGCTCTGCGCTGCTCCGGGATCGTTGCAATGTTTGTCATCTGCGTTATTCCTCCTCCTTGTATGATTTCCACATCATATCGCAGATGCGGTCAAGCTGCTCCTCGTCCAGCTCCCCGTCTTCAGTGATCAGTTCGGGGTGAGCAGGTGCCCGATCCGAATCATCACCTCGATATACGCTCGGCAGGAATTCTGCTTCAGCCACTCAGCCAGCACCTCTGCTTCGCTCTCGCTCATGCCTCCGATGTCCGGCCCTTCATCAGTCATTTCCTGCTTGACGATCATAATATCGCCAACGATCGGCTCTCCATGGTCCTGCGTTTCATACAGCCAGCTGCCGAGGAAGTTGATTGTCGGGTTGTCTTTAAGCCGCCCCTCCTCGTCACAGAGGAAAAAATACGGTTCTTTTAGTCCTCTGGCGTATACCGTCTGGATAATGTCCGTCCCGATCTGCTCCGCGTACCATCTGAAGTCGCGCTCTTCCGGCAACGCCATGTCCGTCACCGTGCCATCCGTCCTGCAAATAATCACGTGCTGCATCTCAATACCTCCCGTCATCGTCGATTAAGTCTACCAGCTCCCGCATGATGGCCAGGGAGCCCGCATAGTCTGTTTTCTGGATCTTCTCCCAGGCATTGTTCCAGTCCGTGATCCGGCACTCCTTCTGCATCTGCTGTCGAACCATCCCCATGATGGCGTACACATTCCCGCTCGGTCCATGGCTCCGGAAATGAATCTCAGCCTTCTTCATGCTCATTCCCCCATTTCGCTTCCTCATATGCCGCAATCAGCGGCTCCCGGTCTGTGATCCCGAAATGCTTATACCCGGTATAAACCGTGTAAAAGTACGCATCGCTCGGTTGTTGAATCGGGTGCCCGTCCTGCATGATGTAAATCAGGCAGGGAACGTCTACCCTGAAGCTGCCCTCGAAGCGCATCGGAAAGATGTCCTTGCGATAAAATTTCGGGTACCCCTCATAGCGATCCAGGGCTTTTTCGTCCGTCGCTGTGATTCGCCAGATGCCGACCGGCACGTGCTGTCCTTCCGCCTCCTCAACTGTCAGGTATCCCCTCCGGAACACCAGCCGATATCCTTCAATGACCGAATGCCCCACCGGCTCCGCCCCAGGGCACCGGTGTTTCATTTGCTCTTTGTTCAGGTTTGATCCATATGCCAGGTAATATTTCATCTGTACATCCTTTCTGCCGGGGATATACCGCCCCGGCTCGGTGTGTCGGTCAGTTGTAGGTTTCTCCAGTCTGGATCAGGTAAAGGGTGTAGAGCGTTTCCCGTTTGCTCTGCAGGTCTGCCGTTACCTGTCTGAAAATGTTCTCTTCTCCCTTGCACTGCACCCGCCAGTTCTCGATCTGGGCATCAAGCTGCTTGATCGCCAGCACGATGATCTCGGTTTGCGTAATCATGCCGCTTTCCCCTCCTTCTCCTTCCATTCCTTCAGCTTGCGCTCGTTCTCGCGCTGGATCTCAATGTGGATCCTGATTTTCTCCTTCATGGTCATTGTGTTTGCCCTCACTTTCTCCGCTGTCTGGCAGCGGCTACGACCTCCGGGTTCCGGGGGCCGTCTGCCGGTGTCAGGTGTACTCTTCCTGCGCACCGTTGCATTTCCAGTGCCGGAAGTCCGCCACAACGGTTCTGATGTTTGGCATCATTTCACCCTTGGGATAAACTCGGCGGGCCATCTCTGTAACAAGCTCCCAGCGGAACACTTCGTCTTTAGCAAAAACGGCCCGATCATACCACCAAAGCAGATATCCGTTGTTAAGAAATTTCACCGGCGTTTCCGGGCGTTTCATTGTGTTTGCCCTCCTTCTCAATGCTTGGTTTCTTCGTTGTTCTGGCGTTCCGCGAGGATCGCGCTGAAGGCGTTCAGCAAGGCTTCGTAGTGATCCCAGCTATGGATGTCATCGCTTTCATTTCTCCAAGCTCTGCACTGCTGAACCGCCATCGTCAGAGCCAGGTTGATCAGTTCGTTCTCCGTGTATTCGGTGTTCCGGATCGCTTCTGCCTTCGTCATTGTGTTTGCCCTCCTTAATAAACATCGTCCGCATCGTACTCGCGGGACTCGATGCTGTAATGGACCTCTTTGCCCTTCAGCTGTGCCATGAGTTCGCCGCGCTCCCGGTAGGCTTCCTCGTAGGTGTGGAATGTAAACATGAGGCTGTCGTGGTTGTCCGGGGTGTCTTCCCCAAACTTCACAAATAAGAGGTATTCCTTGATCGTGTTGCTCTTCATCGTCGTGCCCTTCATCGTGTTGCCCTCCTCTTGGGGTTCCCCCTTCGTTGTGCCCTTATTATACAATTTTAAAATTGTATTGTAAACCCCTTTTTAAAGAAAATTTTACTTTGCTATTCCTCCTTTACAGCAAAATAAAAAAGGCCCAGGGTTATCCCCTGAGCCTCTCCAAAACTGCACGATACAGTTTTGGATGGATCGCCGCGATCGTATCCATCATTTCATCCATCAGCGGCCAGAGTTCTTGCTGCTTCCGTCCGTCGATCAGTCGTGCAAACTCGCTGTCGCTCGGGTTCCGGATGAGCGGTTCCATTTCCGGCGCAGCCTGAAAGGAATATCCGGGGAGCTGCCGGTCTTCCTTTTCTTCCCCGTACAGCTCCCGTCGGATGGTGTAAAACGCGGCCAGTTTGATCGCTGTACTCGCGTTTGGGTTTCGCTGGCCCTGGCATTCTGCGATCGCCTCCCGCAGATCCTGCTCGGTGATCACGGGCCGTCACCCCCTCACGCGTTTTCCAGCTTCTCGACCATGCGCTGGATTTCCTGCCGCGTCCGGTCGTCCGGTGCGTCAGCCATCAGCTCGCGCATTTTGTCAGCCAGGTCATTCCTGGAGTATCCGTACTCGCCGGAATACCGGCCCATGCTGTCCCTTCTGGCATTCCTGCCGCGCCCACGGGCGTAGGAGCCAGTATTCATGGAGCTGCCGTTGCCATCAGCATAGGCACCGCCCATCCAGTAGGGGTAGCGGCCGCTGTATCCTTCCTCGTCGGCCTGCTCCATCTGCATGGTGCCCTTGACGGATTTCAGGCTGTGGGTCAGCTTGTCCAGCTTTTCCAGATCGCCGGTGCTCATGCCGTTGTTTTTAATCTTCCGGATCAGGTCGCTGATCTGCTCGTGGAGCAGTTCGCAGGCCATCTCCATATCCTTGGTGTAGTCCATGGTTCTCCTCCTTCCTCTCAGGCTACCCGGTTGATGACCAGGTTGGCGTTCTGCAGCTCGATCACGGGTGCCGGGGTCACTGTGGGATCGCTGGACGCGGGCACGGCCCGCAGAGACAGCGAGTAGCAGCAGCCCTTCGGCACGGTGATGATCGCCGTAGATGTGACATTGAAAAACTCCTCAACTGCTGCCGGGGTGACGATGGCCCGGCTTGTCAGCCTGGGCTCACCGTTCACCGCCAGAGCCACCGCAATGGGGCCAGCCGTGCCGCCTTCCGGCAGGGCGATGTTCCCGTTGAAGGTGACCTGGTACCGGGCAAAGCAGTTGTTGGTTTTCCCACAGAGAGTAAAGACCCCCGTTTCGTCCTCATGGTAGACATAACCATTCCGGCAGGGGATGGAGGCCGTGAAGATCGCAGGCCCGTTCAGGGCGATCTGCTGGATCCCATTCGCCAGATACTCAGCCATGGTTCACACCTCCGTCAAAACGCGCCGTTTCCGCATCCGCATCCGCATCCGGTGTTCTGGCCGGGGCAGGTGAAGATGGGCGTGCGCCCGTATACAGGCGTGGTGGGAACCGGGCAGGTGTTCAGCCGGTTGTACAGGGCATCCACCTCATTGCTGAATCCCTGCTGGATGAAGGCGTTCTGCGCGGTCTGGGATTCACGCAGCGCGGCCATGTTCAGCTGGTTCTGCAGGCCCACGTTCTCGCGCTGCGCCTGGGCCAGCTGCCCCTTGACGCCGTCCAGCTCCAGGGCGCAGAGCTTGTCCAGGATGGCCTGGGTGCCCCTCGTCTGGGCATCGATGATGTCGCGGGTGTTCTGGGCCGCGGCGGTGCGATCCGCGCAGTTTTCCGTGGCCACGGTGTACTTGAGATCCGCGAGGCCCGCGCGGTTTTCACAGCAGAAGTTCTGCAGGGCCGACTGCATGGCGAAATCCTGCTGCATGCTGGCGATCTGCCGTGCATTGGCAGCAGTCTCCGCCGCGTAGAATCCATCCCGAACCGCGCCGGTGATGCCGTTGCCGGTTTCGCAGATCTGGCGGCCGATTCCGGCCAGGCCCAGCTGCACATCTCCGAATCCGCGATTGACGTCGCTCCGCAGGTCGCCGATCTGGGTGTTAAGCTGCTGATCCCGGAAACCATCACTGATGTGCTGGCTGTTGTTGAGCCAGGGATACAGATAGTCGAGGCCGAAGCCGCCCATCGCACCGCCCATGCCCATCATCCAGGGCATCATGCCGCCGCCGAAGCCGCCGAAGCCCCAGCCATTGCCGCCGATCAGCAGGAGCAGGATAATCCATGCCCAGTCGCCACCGAAGAAGCCGCTGCCGCCGTTGCCATAGCCGCCGCCGTACATGGTGCCACAGGCATCACCATGCCGGTGCCGTTTTCATCTGTAAGTGCCATAGTTTTTGATTCCTTTCGTTGATAGATTTATCTCAATCGTCTATGCGCACTCGACGAAAGAAATCATGATTGAGCAAATGGCCGGCAAGTAAGAAAACGCTTGTATTACAACGTTTGCAACCGTTGCTCTGCGTTTTTCGGCCATCTGGATCAAGTAAAAGTCACCGCCCAAGCATCCGCATGATCTGCTGCAGCCTCCCGTTGCCGATCTGCCCGGTGCGGAGAAGGTGCTGCGTGATCTGCTTCGGGTCCGTCATTCCTCCGGGAATGTTCAGCCCCCTGGCCTTGAGATAGGCGCCTGGATCCTGCTGAATCCTGGTCATCTCCTGCCGCATCATCTGTGGGGTCACCTGCTGTGTCTGCTGCCCGCTCTGGCCCAGCTTGTCGAAGATGCCCATCATTCTCCCTCCTTCTCTGCGGATGCCGTTTTCCGGCCGTTTTTGCCCTCTCTGAGCGCTTCCGCGATCAGGGCGGCCACTTCATCGCGCCGCACGTAATCCTCCGGATTCAGGGCCGGTACAGGCGGCGCCGGGGGCCGTTTATCGTAGATGTCGAAGGTGATCTGTCCCGTCATGCTGACCGCCTTGACCGCGATGAAGCTGTCGTCGCTGCCGATGATCATCTGCGTTGCACCGGCAGGCACCGGGAATTCCTTTGCGGCCTGCTCCGAGGATGCCGGCACTACCTCCACCATGCGGCTGCTTGGCTGCTGCTGGGCCTGTTGCATTGGCTGGGGCTGCTGTGCCGTCTGCTGGTGCTGCTGCTGGCCGATGTACCTCATGTAGGCCGGGTCCTGCCAGTATTGCTGGCCAGGGTAATCCGGGATAAACTGTCCAAACTGGTTGATCATCGCTTTTCCTCCTTATGCCAGTAATACTGCGGGATTTCCTGACTGCTGTCCCAGCTGTCCCAGATGATCCCGTCCTGGATCGTCGCCACATGGCTGCCGGTTCCGACCACATACACGCCCTCCGGGTGATCCTCCGCAAAATCCGCCAGGGTGTAGCAGTCCGGGCAGGAATCCGGCACCGCATATCGGCTGAAGCCATTCTGCCGCAGCACAGCGCCCCACACGCCGTTGCTGCTTGGCATGTCGCCCATCAGGTAGCCGTTGAGCGCGATCAGCGCATAGGCCGTCTCCCAGTCCGTGCCCAGAGCCTTGGCAATGGCCCGCACGGCGCAATCGCCCACGTTGCGGCCCACCGGGGAAGGGTTATACATCCTCCATCTGCTCACGGCTGGCCTCCTCGATGCGCTCCACATAAAGTTCTCGCTCCTTCGGGTTCCGAATCTGGCGCAGCACACACAGCGCCACGTCCCGCGTCATGCCGCAGTCGATCAGTCGTGCGATCAGCCTGTTCATCCGAACCCCTCCATTCGCCCTTATTTTCGCCCCTGTGGCTGCTTTGCGCGATGATCTGAGCGTGCGCCTTTCGTGCATCTTCCGGCCGTCACAGGCCTAAAAAAGCGCAAAAAAAGAAGGCCGCTTTCGCGACCTGCTTCCTTGCACGTTATTTCGTCCGTGCTGCCAGTTTCTGGTATTCTGTCATGTCAATGATTATTTCTCCGTCCTTTCGAATCCGATTACCCATACCCACGGGTTTGCGTCCCATCCGTAAATGTCTTTCGTGTCCGGCTTCACTGTTGTATTCCAAAGCATGGCAAATTTCCCTCTCGCACTTCCTTGCAGGCAATCGACGGAACACATGAAATTGATATTTGTGTTCCTGTCTTTTATAGGCTCTTCATCAAAGCCTTCCGAGATTGCGTCTCGCTCTGAAATGTCTTTCAGTCGCTCTAACCGCACATTCGTTACTCGAAGGAATATCCGTGCCGCCTCTTTCGGCATGTGGATCGAAGGATGCCAGCGGCCTTCCACCATCATGCCCGTTGTGTCCTGCGGTTCGTCCGCTTTATACAGGTACAGATCAATCAGTCCGGGGCCTGCCGTTCCTACCGTCGCCTGTTTCCATGTTTCCCGAACGTACAGTAAATCTCCGGCCTGATATTGCGGCTTGTATCCGATCTTCTCTGGGCTTGTGATTCCGTCCTGCGGTTGTCCTTTGCATATCCGCCGCGTCTGCGTCTTCTTTCCGCTCAAGATCGCTCTGACCATCTCTGTGTTTAACAGTATCGGTTTTTCGCTCATGCTTTCCCTCCATTGTCTTTCGGTTCCGTCTTCTCTGTGATGTTTAGTCCGCTAAATTTTCAGTAATTCATCGTGTCTCCGCCGAGCTTGAACGGGTATGTCGCCTCGACCGCTTTTCTGATCCCGCTTCGCCGACCTTCCTTGCGTTTTCCATCAGCACAGAACCAGTCCGGCTTATGTACAGATGATTCAATCGTGCCAATGTCCTTGGTGCAATATATATCTTTGTCACACGGTTCTCCATATTTGCAATTCCTGCACAAAACAAGTTCCCGCATTTCCACGTTTATCGTCACGGCATCCTTCATCTTTGGAATAAACATCCATCCGTCAGGAACCTTCGTCATTCCACTTCACCGCCTTTCCGCAATTCCTGCAGAATTTATCCCCATCTGTTATAGCTACGCCGCACGAACCACAACACCAGAAAAACATATGTGCGATTTCACGCTGTATAACTGGTACAGCTTCCTGCTCTTTCAGCAGTAGTTCCTTAACCTTTTCGAGCCGATGCATAATCGGAATCACTCTCGTTGCTGCATAATGCCAATCGTCAAGGCATTCCTGAACAAGCCCTAAGGCTTCTTTCAGTTCATTGCTCATTCCCACTTCACCGCCTTGCATTGTTCGAAAGTTGGTTTCCCTGTAAACAGTTTTAATTTACCCATCAGCAATGCTGGTTCATGAACATCGTTCGGATTAAGAGTCCACATCGGAGAGGTATCATTTTCCCACAATCTACATATCGGATTTCGCTTTGGGTTCACTTTCCATGCTTTCCATTCATCTATAGTCAATTCTCGCACTTCCTGCTCTTTTAGTAGGGCAAGAGCAGCTTTTGCCGTCTCTTGCACCTCGCTGTCGCTGTACCACATCTGCCAGTCATCCTGCGTCAGCCCTTCCAAACAGCCCATTACTATCAGTCTATCCATCATTGTCGCTTTACCGCCTAATCTCTCTCATGAATTTATAAACTATTGCTGGCACCTCAGTGAGATCGTCACTTCCGCATTCCGGACATTTCTTTTTCGCAGGTCTATAGTGTTCACACTCAACTTTTTCACATTGGGGGTGTTTATAACGTATAGAGCATTCACCCTGCTCATCGGGTTTCCACGCAAAATAAGTGTTGCAGTTATCACACCTAAAAGGGACACCCTTGCTTTTTACAATGTCAATAATCAACCTACTTCACCGCCTTCCAAACAGTCTGAGCCACATTTTGCAGTCAGCGCATTCGTAATTAGCCAATTCGTCTTTCTTGAAAAATTTGCTTGGATACAAAGCAACTTCACCGCATAATCTGCATGTCGCAGGAATCATTCCGTCTTTTCCCCATTTCTCCACGTCTTCTGTTGTTACTTCGTTTCCTTTCATTCCCACTTCACCGCCTGTCCGCAATATCTGCAAAACTTGGTTGGATCGCTCATTTTGTTCGCAATACCTTTCCCGCAAGATGGACAGTATCCTACACTCATTCCTTCGATAGAATCTGCCAAAGATAAAACTTGCTTTGGTTCCTGCTCTTTCAGCAGTGTTATGGCGCATTTTATATGCTCTATAATTTCTCTTTCGGTTGCATTGTAGCCAAGCCACGAAATGTCCTCTTGGAATTTTTCGATTAATGTTGCAATCGTCATTCCCACTTCACCTCCTGCCCACACCTTTCGCAAAAATTCAAATTGCGAGTATGAAACAATTCTCGTTTGCACTTTGGACAGAAATAGAACTTTGTGCCGTAGGCGTTTGTATGCAATTCGACAGGTTTCGGTTCCTGCTCTTTCAGCATGGCAATTGCTTTATTAAGCGTTATATCCTTGTCGGAATCTGCCAGCACGTCCCTCTTCATGTATTGCAATTCAGCAATTACCTGTTCTCTGTCAGTCATTCCCGCTCCACCTCTCTTCTTTTGCGACTCCCTATGTACTTGCCGCTTTTCACCCGATAGTCCGGGTATTCCGCGTCCACCGGTACGAACCAGTCACGGCCGAGCTTCACCGCCCCCGGCAGCGCTCCTCTCCGGCATTTGTCCGCCACCGTGATGGTGGCCTTGCCGATCCTGGCGGCGTATTCCGCAATCGGGATCATGTCATTCAGATCCATCAGCTTTCCTCCATCAGTATCTCGTCCACGCACACCGGCTCTCCGTTTCCCTCGTCGATCACGGCGATCAGCTGTGCGCCCATGCGCCTGGCCATGTCTCTGGCTTCGCTCAGGATGTACGATCCGGTGTCCCACTCGTCCTCCCGATCCCGCTGCACGGCGAACCAGTAGCGCCATTTTCCGTCCTCCGGGATCAGCTGGTCCTGCAGCTCCCATTCCGGCGTGCTCCATGCGCGCGCAAGCTCTCCCACCTCATCCTCAGTCAGTTTCGTGCTTTCCGTTGCCTCCGGTCCATAAAGCTCCAGGTATTCGGGTTTGATCGTGTATGTTTTCATGCGTTCGCCCTCCTTTTCGTTAAGTGTATCATGACATTACAATTTTAGCAAGGGAAAACCCGGAGGCGCGGCCGTCAGGCCGCGTGCCTCCATGCCGCGTTCCCGGTCAGGTTCTTGATCAGGTGCTCCCGGGCCGTTTTGAATTCGTCTCCGATCATCCCCATCCGGATCAGCCAGGTGCGCATCGCGAATTTTTCATTCGCCGTCTGCTGGGGCTTCGGGCTGATGGTCCGGGCTTCCTTCGCCACTTCGCTCATGGCCAGGCAGAGCTGGATGTAGGCTTTCATCTTTCCGGCGTGGATGCCGCCCTTGCTGTCCCCGTGGGGGTTGGCGAATTGGAAGAGCCGGAATTCTATCGTCCCCTTGGTGAAGCTGGCGTGCAGGTTGAGCATGTGGTAGCGGCTGCTGTTGTAGTGCGCGTCCGTGTGCCAGTTGGCGTTGTTCGCGTCGTACCAGATGGTCTTCAGTTCCAACATGGTCTTCGGTTTCGCTTTGTTGATCCGCTCGATGAATTTCGGCTCCACCGTCCTGCAGTAGGTGCTGACCCGCTCCCGGTCGATCCAGATGGCCCGGCCGATCTGCTCCTCGTGGGCCGCCATCAGGTTGGCCAGGTTGCGCAGGCTCTTCGCGTCGTGGTCCCGGCCGTCCGTGCCCTTGAGGCCTACGTGGATGTGCACCCCGCATCCACGGTTCGGGCAGCTCTTCATGCCCGCGTGCCGCAGCTGCCGCAGCAGCTCCAGGAAAGTTTCGAGATCGTCGTAGGTCAGGATCGGGGTCACCAGCTCGCATTTTTCGTCGTCCGGGCCGTGGATGCTGATGTCCCTCTGAAATTTCCATTTCCGGCCCTGCTGGTCCCAGGCGCTCCATGTGCTGTATCCGTCCATGCCTCCGGTGTAGGCGCTGTGGTTGGTTCCGAAGAAGGCGGCGGCCACCTCTGCGGCTTTCTGCCGGGTGATGTTGTTGCCCTCAACCTCCACGCCGAAGGTCTGCGCTTTCATGCCCTTGATCTGCTCCATCGTCTTATCCTTCATCGTGTTTGCCCTCCTCTTTCTTTTTGGGCCCTTGCCCGGCCCGCACGCATATAATACAACGATAGAATTGTATTGTCAACGAGAAAAACACACTTTTTTGAAAAAAGAAACCCTCCCGGTTATCTGCCGGGAGAGTGCTTGAAAATCTTTTCCTGCCCCTTATACACGATGGTCTTGGTGCACCGCACGCTCAGATCGAACTCTTCTGCAAGCCGCTCATAGGTGATGCCGTCAAACAGCCTTCTCCGCAGGATCGCTCTGTCCCGCTCCGCGTTCCGGCCGATGATCCACTCTTGCAGCAGCTTTTCGATGTCACTGCGGCACAGGTCGGGTGTCACCGTTTCACCTTCCCGGTGCCGTTGCAGTTAGGGCAGGTCTTCAGCGGGCTCTGGCTGCTGTTCCTGATCACTCGCACCCGCACTACTTGTCTGATTCTGGCCATAGTTCACATCTCCTACTCCCGCGACATACGCGCTTCCGATCCCGGTGTCTATATCCTGCTCCACCTCATAGGTTTCGAACTGGCTTTCGTACACGATCCACCCGGCGTTGGTGGCGAAAAGCATCACCAGCACCACCAGGAAGGCGATGAACCAGCGCCTGTTGATCCGCTCCATTCGGGTCATCTCGCCCTCGTGCACATAATACGGTAGGCTGGCGGTTCTCTGTTCCTCATTGAGGCCGCCGTAGATCGTCTCTTTATCGCTCATGGTATCATCCTCCTTTTTAGGGAATAATACCATGGATCAGCCCTCCGCGTCAATTTCTGCGGGAGGCTGGTCTACGCTGATTTTTTCACCGTTGAGATAAAGATCCCCGGCGGCGTGATACACAGGCTCCGGCGAAGCCCCGGCCGCGTCCGCCAGCCCCTCGCCGACAATGTAGGCGATCACGGCGGCTCCCGCCATGATGATCGCGGCCACCTGGGCGGCGGTTTCCTGCGTTACGCCCAGGGCGATGATCAGCATGGTAACGAATTCCGCGATGGCGGCCCAGAATTTGCGGCTGGTGAGTTTGCGAATGATATCATCTTTGCTCATTTGTTATCTCCTTTCCTTCCCGTCAGATAGTCGGTGATTTCTGTTTCTGCCCGGCCCAGGTTGTCGGTGTGGTTGCCGGTGATATCGTGCTGGATATGCGCCAGCTCGGCGCGGGCCAGCGCATTAATGCCCTGCTCAATGTGGGATACGTTTCCCTCCAGGGCGTTGAGCCGCCGATTATCTCGCTCGAACTTTTTGTCCGATTCTTTGATATAATCATCGATGGCGTCCAGCCGATCGCTGATCCGGTTGAGCTGGCCCTGGATGGTGCCGTCCTCCTTGGCCTTGGCGTCATCCTTCTCTTTCCGGCGCTTGCGGAACACATCCATCACCTTATCCCATAAAACGATCAGCCCGCAGAAGGCAACGGCCCCGATGATAAAATGCCACCAGATGATCGGGCTCAGCCCTTCCAGCGCTTGTACTGTCTGCTCCATTGGTATCACCCCCTGCCGAGCACCGCGCCGATGGTGTCGCAGGCTTTTTCGATGGCCTTGAGCTGCTCGTCAATGGTTTTCCGGTCCTGCTCAGAGAGTGCTCCGGAGGTGCCGGTTTCATCCGCCTGCCCGTCATACTCGATGTAGTTGCTCATCATGTAGCCGTGCTGACCGTTGTACTCGATCTGGCACCACTGGCCCGCGTCGTCGTACACATCGATCTGCGCGCCGACCGGCACCCGGGCTTCGATGGGCGCGGAAGTGCTGGCGCTGGTCCGCATGTTCACCGTGCCGCCGGTTTTCCCGGTCGGAAGCACCACTGTCGCTTTCATCACTTTTGTCTCCTCGTCTGTTGCATAGTTGATCATGTCCGTCCAGAGCCACACCCGGTTCCATCTTCCGCTGATGCTCATTCCGGCAAATTCGGAGGTTGCCACGCAGCCCCAGCTGGCGCTGCTGTTGATAGCGCCGCTGCCGTGTCCGGCTTTGCTCACGAGCGTTTTGCGCTCCGCCGCGGAGCTGATCCTTTGGGCCAGAAACGCTTGTTCCAGCATCTGGTCCTGGGTTTGCCCGGTGTAGATGCCAATGTGGGAGGCGTTGCCGATGCCGTCGCCCTGGTATTTCGTCGGTTCCTCCCCGTCCTGCAGGAGGATAAACAGGAAGGCACCCTTCGGAATCTGACCGTATTTCGCTCGGCACTGCTCCGGAGTGCCGGTCCATCCGTTCTGCAATGCGAACCGCCACCATGTATTGCTTCCGGCAAGGTTTCGCTTCAGGCCCGCGTCGGCCATCGCTTTTTCCACGAATGCCTGGCAGTCCATGGTGCTGTACGGCACGCCGAGGTACCTGGGCGCCGCCCGGACGATATCCATTGCTTTAATCATATTTCTTCACCGCGCTTCCCCTCCTTTCGTTTTATTTTTGCACGGATTTTACTGCTCCGCATCCCCGTTTTTGTCAAATTTCTATGGTTGCCCGTCTACCCCGACTCCAACAGGCTGCTCCGGTCGCCCAAGATCACCGCCGTATAGACGGGCCGGAGTCACACAATCACTTGAATAGCATTTCTTCCAGATAATCCGCAATCATTCTGCCGCCTGCCTTCGTCGGATGCACTGAATCGTAGAATGTCCCCTTTGCTACAATTTGCTCCGGCGATCCGAACAGCGGTATCAGACTGACAAATGAAGCATCAAACTCCTTTGCCACTTTCATCTGATATGTGGCTTGTGCTGAATAATTCCCCTGTCTTGTGTTTGACGGCTGTACAATTGCAAGGTCTATATATTGGTTTACAGCCAGTATATTATTAATAATCGTCGTCAGATTGTTGTATACCGATGTCGTTGCACTGGCTCCGTCGTTAATGCCGAGCAGAATCATCATGGTATCCAGTCCAAGGCTTTCCACCCCATCTTTCCACGCTGAAGCATCAACGATTGTAAAACTTGTTGTCGATGCGCCTTTGTTTGCCAGTTTATGGACCCTTATTCCTGCAACGCCGATCTTCTGCATATCAACGCCGAACAGCATCACATCTCCGCTTGTCACATCAAACCGGATCGTATGCGCTGCGTTGGTCGTATTGACTGTTATTGTGCTGTGCCCGGTGTATTCTGAGGCGTTTACAGTAACCGCTTCACCGTTATCAAGTTTATATGTAAACGTCCCGGAACCAGAATCGCCATAGAAATGTATGACGAATTTGTTGTGCGGGTCGACAACATTCAGAACCAACCATGCCCCATTGTGGAACGTCGCGTCTGCAGCATCGACCCAGCGGCAACCGTCAACCTGATCGCGGTATGTGATAGAATCTCTGTCTGAGCTGCTGTCCGTGCTTCTTGTGTCGTTTGCGTCCGCGCTGACCGCGCATCCCATTTTGGAAGTGTAATCGCCATGCGAAATGGAGAAGGAATAAAAGCCGCCCCCTGCGTTCCCGTACTTCTGACGAAGATACAGCACAAGCGGTTCTATATAATTCGTGTGCGGACTAAGGTACGAAGCGTCATTGTGCTGCGTCCAACTGTCACCGAGCAAACCGATCACGCATTGATCTGTTGTCCCCCTTTCGATGGATGCTGTTTTATAGGAATAGTTCTTTAACGGTTTGACAATATCGGCAACCATGGCCTCGCCATTTTCGATTGAATTCGCAAGGTTTAGTAATTCCGCGTCCGAATCAAGAAACTCAATACACAGGTTTGATATTGTGAAAGAAGCGTTGCCGATGCTATAAATAAATAGACGCCTGTCATCATATTGAAATCTCGTTGTATGAATTACATCCGATACATATCGCCCTTTATATTTGGATGGCAAATAGTGATTGACATCACCGATATGTATACGGATATCATTTTCCGATGCGGATAGGTCCAGATCGGCAGATATACGGAAATCGCCGATATAGCTTGCCGGGAGCCAATTTATCGCCCAGATGCCGGGGTTGCTTCCACTTGACGTGTCAAGCGTCACATTAAAATATGCGGACGAACCAGTCCCAACTTTAGAAATTGCATTGTTTCCCGTTTTGTATCTCAGGGCAAAAATACCGACTGCCCCGTCCGCTACCGTAGAATTCCCATCAAATCTGCTGTTAGTTGGCAAAATATTGTTTTGCACAATCAGCAGCTCTTTGTCTCCTGGCAAAACGATTTCTTCGGCGCATTCGATGCAAAGATTCTTTATGTCGAATATTGACGACTCGCTGGAATAGAAAAATATTCTATGATCGGTGTAGAAATACGTTGTTACATCATCATAGATTTCCCTATGTCCAAACTCTGGAGTGCTGGCCTGAATGTCCTTTTCTCCGTTCCCGAAGTACAGTTTGATGGTGTTTTGCGTCCGTATGTCAAAGCTGATTTTCACACGGCCTTTATATGATCCCGGCCACCAGTCCAACACCCAGATGCCGGGTCTGCTTCCGCTAGTTGAGTCAAGCGTTACCCTGAAATAAGGCTCACTTTCATCCGTCTTTTTTACGATAGAATTGCTGTTTGTATTATATCTCAATGCAAACAACCCGGCTTTTCCGTTGGCAACCGTTGTGTTTTTGTCGAATCTGCTATCCATCGGGAGAACGTTTCTCCGCATATACAGGCCGTCAAAATACAGCTTGCTCTCCCCGTTCCTTATGGTTGACCAGATCGAGCTGTTGTTTGTTTGAACAACAGCATATGAAACGCCGCTCGGAATAACAAGCGTATAATTTCGCAATGTTATCGACGCATCTGCCATTTCAACCACTTCAAGATTTGAATTGAGCAGATAATAAGCCCTCCCGTCGCTTCCGCCGACACAGCTTATTACCAATTTATCCCCTGCATACACAGGCATAAACAAAGACCTTATGGAATCAAAATAGCCCAGTCTGCAGTTGAGCGTCCCTCCAACAGTTGTTCCGGTGTACCATCTACGAGCAACAATTCCATCAAGCTGTTCGTTAATAGCGCTCTTTAAATCAGCGAGCTTATCATCCTGTTCCTTGATATCGTCCCCCAAAACCACCGCAGTCCAGTGCGAAGAAGTCCAGGATTCTGGCGTTGTGATTGCCGTTTTGCATCTGTACAGATTGCCGTTATAAGAGCAATGCGCACCGACATCATAAACCTCACTATCGGAATAAGCCGGTGCAATTGTGCCCTCGAGGGACGCCGCATCGATGTTTAATCTCGCCTGTTTTTTCCGCGCCGCGGTCAGGCTCTGCTCCTCATCAAAGCGGACGCTGCCTTCCTTCGCCGCCACCATCTCATTATAGACGGACAGCACCTCCTGATAGGTCGGCACGGTGCCCGTCGGCGCGACGGCGTTTCCGGTGTTCGTGTTGTTAACAACACCATCCACGATCCGCATGGTTCCGGTGACACCGGCGCTGCTGTTGATCACTTTGATGGCCAGCGTGAACTGCCCTTCGTAGTTGTAGCATGCCTGTGGAAGCACGACATACGCCACGTTCCCGCTGATCTTGTTCCCGCTGGTGATGGCGATATTTTCGCCATGGCTGTTGCGGAAGAATCCCTGCACGCTCCCACCCGTCAGGCTGACCGCTTCGCCATTCCGGAAAAGGCGCACGCCGAAACAGTTGGCTTTTGCATCCCCGGTCCCGATGCTGTGATTCAGCCAGCTCCGGTGGAGATTCCCGCTGTTCAGCTCGATGTCGACTATGTTCATCAGTTTGATATCATCCATGGTTTTTCTCCCCCCTATTATTCGGAATAAAACACGCGAACTTTCACGCTGATCCCAGAAACGTCATCAGAAACGCTTCTGTAAACATTCAGATAAACCGTTCCCTGAGAAATATAAGCGACGGGATTGATTTTATTCGAATTGCCAACATCAACAATCGTGAGTGCGATTGGGGTTTTTGTCGGCGTGTATGAATACTGCGCCGCGCGGGTCCCGATTGTCCCCGCGGAAAATGAGATCCCAGAAAATGTTTTGTCCTCATAGCTCTGCAAGACAATTTTCCCATTCAGCACCCGTCCCTGATTCGCGCTCAGGGCATCCGTCGTGCTTGTGCTGGCCAGGCTGTCAATGACGCCGATCCCGGATCCACCAGATGGCGTACTGCCCTGGCTTTCGCTGTTGGTGCTGGCGGATGCGTTGCTGGTACGAATCCGGTTGATCAGATCAACGCTCAGCTTGTCGTAGGTGATCGATTTGCTCACCACCCGGTATCCGGGCACCCGCTGAGAATACGAATGGACGCTTCCCACCTTGATGGCGTTGTAAACCTCCATCAGGCAGTCGTATTCGTACTCGGTAATCTGGGCGGTGGCCGTAATGCCGGAAGGCCCGGTCTTGATGGTAATCAGATCGTAAAGCAGCACGCTCTGCAGTCCGCGGTACTGCCTGTATTCCTCCGTGTCGCCCAGCAGGACGAAGTTGACTTCCAGGGAGATTTCCGGCACATCGACCTTTTCGTCGCTGTATTTCTTTTGCGCATCCTGCAGCATCTTGGACCTGATGCCGCTTTCCGTCCATTTTTCCTTGGTTCCATCGGCTTTTTCGTATTCCTCACCAACCGTATATTGGCAGTCCATCACCAGGGTATGCGGGTAGGCGTAGTCGTTGATGGCTGCGGAGTCCACATAGAGATTGTCCAGGTAGATGTATCCGTCTGTTCCCGCGTTGGCCCTGGGCATGATCCGGGTTACCAGATTTTCAATGTTGCGCCGCCATGTGACGCCCAGCATGTTGGCTCCGTACTGGATGGTGATGCCAATCCTCGGGTTGCTGTTGTCCAGCAGGAAAAAGTCGTCGTTATCCCGTATGACGGCCGCGTTAAGATCATTGATCAGCCCGCCGTCGGTGTCCAGCATCGCGCTGACCGGGTTTTGAAAGCTCCAGTCCTGCGTCACTTTCTTGCCGGTAATGTTGCATATGATATTGCGATCATCCTTGTTGACCAGGCTTCCCTGCATGATCGCAATGGCCGTCATGGGGTCCGCATCCGTCACCTTGCAGTCCATCAGCGCGTTCCCGGCATAATCGTAGGAGATATGCCTGGCGTTGACGGTAACGGTGTGCTCGTCGTCGTCCCCCTCCACCTCATAGATACGGAAGAGCTGCTCGGTAATCGTCCGGCTGGGGATGACCTGCCCGGATTGCTCTTGCGTAGTTTCCTGGCATTTGCTGCGCTCAATGTATCCGACGTTGCCCCTGAGTGTGCGCACCCGGATATATGTGGCGTTATAGTCCGCCAGCTTGGAGATGAGTTCGTCCGCGGCGAGCGTCTCGATAACAGTCCCCGGTGTGTATTGGCCTTGTCCTCCTGTTCCGCTTCCACTGACGGAACAGACATAACTCCAGACACTGGCCGCGGAGGTGGGCACGACCGCGAAGTTATACGCCAGCGCCCTGTATACATTCCCGCCGTAGGTGACCAGGGCGCCTTTGTTGTACGCTTTGCCGACAGACCAGGCATAAGCGCTCGGGTCCGCCTTGACAGCTTGGACGGCGCTGTTAACCTCCGGCTTTTTGTACACAGGCAGGACGGAATAAACCGGCGCGCTTTGCGTGGTTTTCCAGAGACGGACGGTTGGAAGCGTAATCCGCGGGATAACCCGCTTCGGCACAGGCGCCCGGATGATCATGTCTTCCTGCAAAAGCAGGAACTTTCCGTTTTCATCCATCGGGTGTTCCATGTGCAGCTCATAGCTCCCGCCCGCCTCTTAGGAAACTGTGCAAACGATCGGGTCCAGCGCGCATAGCCCGTTACCATTGAAGCTCGTCGCCTTGTGGTCAAATATACAGATCATCAGATCCACCTCCATCGCGGCTGGATGATCATTGTGCCGCCGCTGACGCTGATGGTATTCTGCCCGCATGGGATGGTCAGGAATTCCCCGGTAAACGTGCCGCTCCAAAGCGTACCACTTTGGATGATGATCCTGGCGTCGCAATCCACATTGATTGCGCCGGAAAGGTTGTTAAATGTCATGCTGTCGTCGCCGATCGTCACGGTGACGTTGGCGCCCGTCCCAATAACATAGATTAATGGGCGGCTGCTGACGTCTCCGGGGTTGTAGATGGTGCTGCTGCCCGTCACCGTGACCTGGTCGTCATCTATATTTTGCTTGCTTTTAAGCGGCTGGCAGTCGAAGACCACCTGCGCCTGGCATAAATCATTGCTGATGCGGGAAAAGGATACCTCCGCCGCGATCCGGGCGAAGTACACGTATTCCGGCTCATTGCTGAAAATGAGCTCCCCGCTGCCCCGCAGCCACTCCAGGATTCCCTGCAAACTCATGCTGTTCCGGGCCAGCACGGTGCATTTGCGCACGACCGAATCGTATACGTCGTCCCCCTCGGTCATGGTAACGCTGCCCGTCCTGCCGGGGATCTGGATCTGCGTGGTGCGCTCCTTGGCGCGGACGATCGGCGGAAGCGCTTTGATCCACAGTCCGAAGTCCGAAAAGCTGTTTTTCCCTTTCCATGAAAACCACGGCTGCATTTCTCCGCCTCCTTACGTTCCGTGCCCGGCATATTCCCGGCTCTCCGCTTTCCCGATGTATTCCCGGGTGCGCTTTGCACCGTAGTCCACCACGGCCCGTCCAAACGTCTTCTGTCCGACGACCAGCCGCAGCCCCTGCAGGTCCTGCCGCATTCCCTGGATCGCGCCCACCACTTCCGCTGTTCCCGCTCCGCTGCGGTATCCTTCCGCCTTGCGCTTGGTGAGCACCATTTCTCCCTTATGCAGCTCTGCCCGGAATCCATTGTAGGGCACCGTGTCTACGCCCGTAGCCTCGGGGGTGTAGCTGTATCCGTCTGTCGCGATCCGCGGGAGGCGAATGGTCCCGATTTTCGCAGCGACCTGCTCTAACGCATTGACCACGGCATCGCCGCCCGAATCAATGCCGTTCGCCATCTCAACCCCGCTGTCGGCGACATCCTGCGCGGTGCGTTGCAAGGCGAGCTCGGTGGTCGCGATTTCCTTCTCCGTGGCTGTGATCTGCTCAGTGAGCTGCTGTTGCAGTGCAGTCTCGTCCTGGACCGTCTGCTTAGCCTGCTCGATGACCGTCCTCATATCCAGAATTTCATCCGCGCTGTAGATCTCGTCTGCCTCGCTCTTGTCCCAGATGGGCGTCTCGCCCTCTTCGCCATAGTCGCGGTATGCCTGTTCAAGTCCTCCCGCCGCCGTCACCAGCATGGAGACGAGCCCGTCATAGTCGTACGCGGTGAGTGGGTTCCCGTTAGAGTCCAGCCCTTTGGCCATGTTTTCGTAATTCTGGAGCATCTCCGGCCCCATGTCCTGATTGAGCCGCAGCATTTCGCCTGCGTATGTCTGCAGGTTGCTGATGAGGGTTGGGATCGCGTTGTCGATGAGCTTCTGCGCTTGATCCTGTCTGGATTCGCTCATGGTCTTAACAACCGTCTGCTCCCCGAGCAGCTTGTACTGCCCCTGCAGCGCGTCGTTCATCGCGTCCATGACGGCCGTGATGCGCATCTGCCGGTTCATTTCCGCGAGCTTGTCGATCGCGCCCTGCACGTTGGTACCATACTGCTCGATGACCTTCCCTGCATCCGGCATCACTTGCTCCAGCTCTTGCAGCGCCTGCTTCCATTCGGCGGTTTGCGTCGTAGCGGTTCCGTATTTTTCGGTCAGGCTCTGCATGTAGTCCAGGATCGCCGAGGATTTCGCTGCGTTTTTGTTCGCCTCGTCGATGGAGTCGTTCATCTCCTCCGTCAGCTCGTCGACCTCGTTGCCCTCTCCAAAAAGCCCCTTGAAAAGCCCCTCAATGAGCCCGCCTGCAAGGTTAACGCCCAGATT